CAAAGGAGACCGCCATGAGCATCTGCCACACCTACCTCTCCCTCGACGCCGCTGAGCGGGCCATGCGCCTCCGCAACCGCTCCCGTGGGTTGAACGCCGAGCTCACCGTCCTGGTCGATGGCCCCGGAGACGGCGAGTACACCATCATGGGCGTGCGCCAGGCCATAGAGAACGATTTCGCCTACCGCTGGTCGTGCTGAGACCGCCCCCCTAAAGCAAAAAGTGTGCCTGTTTGCGACGCCAGCCGGTGGTGGGCGACGCAAACTGCTGTGCGCACTGAACTTTATTCGGCGCGCAGAAGCGTGAAAACCGCCGCCATTTACCCCCTCCTGCGACATTTTGTCGCACCCCTACTGCGACAAAATGTCCCACCGTGGGGTCACCATCTGTCCGCACCCCCCTCCGCCCCTCATGGGGATGCCTCCGATCAGCACCCCCTGCTCGGATGATGGGCACCACCCCTGGGGGGATAATCTCTATCGGACCCCCTTGACATCTCTACCCTGTCAGGGTAGAGTGTGCTGCATGGACACCACGAGCAACCGAGAGGAGACGAGAATGAGCGCCAACCCCCACCCCGCTACCACCCCCACCTACAGCGCCTGGGTCACAGATTCGAGGGGTCGCCGGCTCTACACGACTTCGGGGCACGCCACCCGCCAGGAAGCGATCGACCAGGCGTGGGCTCGCTACCCTGGCGCCGACGGCGTCGCGAGCGGTGCGGGGACCAGCGGCTGGGAGGGCGTGCAGTTCCAGACCGCGGTCGCCCGCCGGGCCCAGACCGGTGCGCCCGAGCCCACCGACCGGGCTTGGGACGGCTCCGAGCCCACCGTCTCCGTTGTCTCCGTGGTTAACGTAGGGACGCCCCTGGCGCCCGCGACCCGCCTCACCGTGGACGGCGTGATCGTGGCCCGCGGCTCGACAGTGGAGCTGGAGTCCCTGCGCGCCGAGCTCGTCGAGAGCCCCGAGAAGGCCCGGATACTCCGGGACGCTTTCCGAAAGAAAGCGTAGGAGTGCGCTTCCCCTTTTCTCAGGGGGGGGGGCGGCCTCAGACCACCTTCGGGGGCGCTCCGTCCACTCTGCCCATGCCCTGCGGCATGGGGATCGGCCCGAGGATGCCCCGCTCGACGCGATGCGCTACGTCCGGCCAGTAGTACCCCAGGAGCCCCACGGACTCGCCGTGCGCCGGCAGGGGCTCGATCTGCACCATGTCCCCCTCGTTGCCCCCCAGCACCCAGACGTGCCCGGCGAGCTCGCCGCGGTAGAACCCGACGTGCCCCAGGCCGGAGCCCTCGCGCCCGCGCCAGAAAACGGCGATCGCCCCCAGGCAGGGCTGGGGGAGCCGGGGGTACTTGGGTGGTGAAGCTCAGGCTGGAGGCGCTGCGGGTCCCCCTGATCCCGCAGCTCTCCAGGGCGGCGTTCGCGAAGATGGCGCACCACGGGTCCCCCTGCCGCCCGCAGTGCGCGAGGTCGATGTAGCGCTGGATCGCCGGCCCCCGGTTTCCCGGCAGCTCGCGGGTCCCCACCTCGTGGAGCGCCCACGCGAACCAGGGGGGGTGCCGAATCGAGGAGGCCGGCCACGGGTCAGACCTCCGTCAGGGTGGCGATGGTGGCCGTGAGCCGGTCCTCCACCCTCCGCATGGGCTTGCCGCCGTGGCCCTTGACGCTCGCGAGGAGGTCGCGGAGCTGCTCGATCGCGGCGGCGATCTTGCCGGCCGAGACGCTCGGGGTGGCGGGGATGGCCGGGGTGACGAGCGGTCCGGGGATGCCGCCGACCCCTGCCGGCGGGCTGGGGTGGTTGACGAACGTGGTCGAGGTGGTCGAGCCGCCGTCCCAGGCCGGGTCCCAGGCATAACCGGCGCTCGTCCAGAATCCCTTCAGGAGGGTGGAGATGCCGCTGATCTCGCCGAGGTCGAGGGCGAGCTTCTGGAAGTAGACCGCGAGGTAGGGGCAGACGCCGTGGAGGATGGTGTCCGTCGAGGTCCGCTGATAGCCGGAGCCCAGGCCCGCGGCCGCCAGGACTTTCGGCGTGGGGAAGGTGATCGAGTGCTCGTAGAGACCCCCGCGGTTGTTGTTGCGCTGGCTCGGCTGCCGGTTGGGATCGAGGTCGCTGGCAAAGGCGAAGCCCATCCCGAGGGCATGGATCATCAGGTCGTCGGTCTCGGCGGTGGCGGGACCGCGCCCGACGGCGTCGAGCGAATGAGCGTCGACGTCGTCGGCCAGGCGGCCTTCGATGATCCCGGACGGTGCCCCCAGGTAGGAGTAGGCCATGGTGAGCCGCAGGTCACGGGCTCCACCCCCGAAAATAGAGGCGTTGGCGCGTGCTACGTCGGCGAAACTGTTCATACTCTCTCCTTTTTCAAGATCTTTCTGATAGGCCGGGGAAGCGGTAGAGCCTCCTGCCGTGCGCGGGCAGCCCCCTGCTCCCGTCCGTGCTCCAGTCTACGCCACCATGCGGGGTGGCGAGCACCCAGTCGCAGACGTCACTCCTCGCGGGCAGGGCGGCGTCCTCCAGGACGGACAGGTGCCCGAGCCCGTCCGCCGAGGCGTAGACGTCCATGCCGAACTTGAGGGTGCAGGGTGCGGCGTCGGAGGGCGTCAGGGCGGCCGTCCTCGCGAGGAGCGGATCGCCCTGCGCCCGCAGGTACTCGAGCACGCGCGTCTGGAGGTAGAACTGGTCCGATCTCGCGACCAGGCGCCAGTGTTCGGATCTGGATTCGGCCGCCATGGCGATCAGGAGCCACGCCGTGGCCGCGGAGCTGACGGGCTTGCCGGGCGCCCGCATCCCCGCCTGCCAGACGGTCAGGTCCGGCAGCGCCACGCACAGGAGCGCCCGGACGGTGGTGAGCAGCAGCTCCTCGGAGGCCGCGAGCAGCTCCGGGTCCTGGCTGATCCATGCCGCCAGGCGCGCGAAGCTCGTCCCGTTGAGGTGCTGCCCGCCGTGGGCGTCGGGGCAGCCCTGCTCCGACGCCCAGAGGCCGACGCCGGCCGCTCCGCGCCCCATCTCGCGGGGGAAGTAGGCGGAGAGGAGGACGCCCTTAGCCGCCCGGAATTCGGGCTCAGAGACGCGTCCGGACGCCTTGAACGCCCATGCTGCGCGGGCGGCCTCGATCCCCCAGGCCTGCGCGTAGTGGTTGGGGGACGCCTTCCTGACCCCGGAGGCCGGGAAGGCGAGATCGGGGGAGTAGGCCGGCATGGCGCCCTTGCTCGTCGCGCTCTCCAGAGCGTCCATTACGGCGGCGCCCCGGGGGATGAGGACGTGACTCCAGTCCGACTTCCCCTCCGCCGGCGGCAGGAGCTGCCTGGGGGGACCCTTGGCGTGCCCCGGCATCACTCACCCGCCTCGAATGCCGCCGACTCCTCGGGGTACACGGCCTCGGGGTCAACGTAGGGGTCCACCACGGTCCCGTCGTCCAGGATCTCGACCGGGACGTCCTCGGACACCGCCACCGCGACCTCCTCGGTGACCGGCTTAACCTTCCTCGGCTTGGCGGGCTTCTTCGCGGGATTCTCCGCCTTCGCGGGCTCGGCCGATTTGGCGACGATCGGGATGGGTGCCGGCTCCTGCTTCTTGGGCTTCGCCTTGCTCTTGGCCGGCGTCACCATAGAGATCTGCTCCAACTGGGCCATGAGCGACGTCACCCACAGGGGCATCACGTCGTAGTAGACGGTCTGACTCTCGCGGCGCGAGGTGACGGCGCCGTACTGCTTGAGCTTGTTGAGGTGCTGCGAGACCCCGGAGGTGGAGATCCCCACCGCCTCCTGGATGGCGTTGACCGAGGTCGGACCGTTCCTCGCCAGGTGCGCCATAATGGCCGCGCGCGGCTCGCAGCTCAGGGCGCTGCACGCGTCCGAGAGTGCCTTGATGTCCAGCTTCTTCGCCATTTTTCCTTTATCTCCTTGCGGTTGGACGTTGAAATCACGCTACGAAGCGAATAGTAGCACGGACGGCGAGCGGGCGGCAACGGCGGGCATCGGTCGGGGGCCGGGCAAAACTTTTACAAGTGAATAGCTGAAATCCAGTTGACAAGCTATACCATGTCAGGGTAGAGTACGGACATTGAGAGAGGAGACCGCCATGACAATGACCAACGCCCAGCTCATCGCCCACCTCCAGACCCTCCCCCCGAACGCTGAGGTTCTGTTCGACCTCGGAGACGAGTACATCGGCGTCGAGAGCGTCGATTGCAGCGACCCGACCGGACTCGAAGACGAAGTGGTCGCGATATTCTTGGCCGCCGGCGCCGACTGCTACCGGGAAGAGGAAGTGAACGGCGTATTCCAGAGGTTCATCGGAGTTTAAAAGATAATGAGCGCCAAGAACGACGAGCGGCGGAAACCAGAGATCAGGGGAATCCAATTGACATCTAGAGATATAGAGCGATTCATGAAACTCCTTGAGAATGATCCAGTGACGGGGTGCCTACTATTCACTGGGCATACAAATTCATGGGGGTACGGCCAATTTCTTATCGGCAACCGTCCCGACAAAAACCGGCGCATGGAGGGAGCGCACCGCGTCGCCTTCGTTATAAATGGCGGAATCATTACCATAGAAAATCCGCAAGTTATTCATTCTTGCGACAATCCTCGGTGCTGTAATCCATCCCATTTACGCGCTGGAACAAACGCAGAAAATCAAGCCGATAAGGCTATTCGTGGACGTGGCTACAAAACCCGAAGCGGCTTGCCTTTCGGCGCAAAAAGGAATCGAGGGAAATTTCTCGCCAGAGCATTAGTTAATGGAAAAATGAATTATTTCGGTAGTTTTGCTACGGCCGAAGAAGCCTCCACAGCGGCCTTGGCCGGAAAGCTGGGCCAATGAGTGCAAAAAACGATGCTCGCCGAAAATGGGGCGGTGGTCACTGGATCACCCCCGTCCGCAGGATCGGCATCTACCTGCGCGACAGCATGGCGTGCGTCTGGTGCGAGAGCGGCGTCGAGGACGGCATCCAGCTGTCCCTGGACCACCTGAAGTGCAACGTCAAAGGGGGTGGAAACGAGAACGCCAACCTCATCACCTGCTGCACGCACTGCAACTCCACCCGGGCGCACCGCTCGGTGACGGCGTTCGCCCGGGTGCTGGCGGCCTACCTCAACCACGGCGTCACCCCCGAGCAGATCGTCAGGCGCGTCCGGGCCGCCGCTAGGCGCGAGGTGCCGATCGCGCAGGCCAGGGAGCTGCTCGCCGCTCGGGGCGGAATCAAGGAAGTAGTGAACAACCACCAACCAAAGGGAGAAACGAAATGACGAGCCAAGAAGCAACCATTCTGGTCTACGATGCAAAATTGACAAACGCCGAACGCGGACAACTCGCGGGCATGCTGGACGCCTGCGCAAGGGCAGCGAAAGAAGAGTCACTGGTAGCCGAATGGGATCACTGGAAAGAGCCCATCTCTCTCGCAATCCGTCAGGCTCTGCAAGCGCGTGGATTCGGCTGCTACGCCGCAAACAACATATTCAGGGTGACGTGGGGTCTAGATGTCCTGAGCGAAGAGATGAAGCTTTCGGAGAAGCAGTTCGTGCGTGCGGGAGAGGCTTACAGAAAACGCTATCCCGACGCCGAACCTGCTTATCAATCGCGAAAATACTAACCAAAATTTAGAGAAGAGGATATCGACTCGGCCGTATCTCGCTTGAGGCAATTCGCCTATTAGCCCCCCTCGCCAGCCCGAGCCGCAACCACCCACGGCGGCTCGGGCTGGCGCCCCTCGTCGTCCTCGCGCGACGTGGTGACCGCCCAGCTGCCGCCAGGCACCACCATCAGCTTCGACACCGCCCACACCAGCGCGTCTATCCGGTTCGGCGACGCCACTCCCGGCTTCTGGACCCACGTCGTCATCTCGTCTTCTAATTCATTGAACATGCCGAGGTGGTGGATCTTCCCCTGCTCGTAGAGGCTCGCTACCGGCTGCGCCCGCGCCGTCTTGCCGCGGCTGGCGTGGACGTGGGCGTAGCTGACGTTGCGGTCCTGCGTCCGGAGCACCGCCTCGACCAGGTCGCCGCCGTTGTTCGTCTCGGCGGTCACGAGGTCCGCCAGCCAGGCGTCGTAGCGGTCGATCGCCCGGCTCGCCCAGCCCTCCGGCGACAGGTGGCAGGTGGCGTCCTCCAGGACGTACCCGTGCTCGTCCTCGCCCAGTGCAGCGACCACGATGCCGGTGTCGTCGCTGCCCGGCCCGGAGGTTGTCGCGGGGTCCACGCTCACCACCACCCACACCAACTCCGGTACCCGCCGCCACGCCTGGCGCGACCAGTCGAAGACCATCCATACCGTCCGCTCCTCGCCCCTCTCGTAGACCCTGAAGCGCCGACCCCTATTGAGGTCGATCATGGACTGCGTCCACAGCGCGCCCTCGACGTCCTCCAGGAGCTCGCCGCCCAACTCTTGCCGCCCCGTGCGCGTCCCCCCGAACCGCCGCTTGAGCTGCTTGCGGGTCTCCTCGGGGAGGTTCTTCGCGTTCGCCTCCATGTGCTCGTTGACCAGGATCACGCGCGGGACTTCGGGACCGTCCGTCCCGGGCTGCAGGAGCAGGTCGCAGTCCCCGCCCTCGCTGATCCACCGCGCCGCCTCCATCGCCAGATCCGCCCCCGAAGACCGGGAGCCAATCACCTCTCGCAGGTGCCGCTCCCAGCGCTTGGCCTCGCTCACCAGCTCGCGCATCTCGGGGGAGGGGATCGGCGTGGTGGAGATGTACAGGCAGGGGTAGTCGCTCAACCGCAGCCCCATCTCCACGTTCGCGAGGGTCTCCGGAGCCTTCTTATACTTGGCGAATTCGTCTAGCCAAGCCGTGTCATGCTGGGGTCCCCGGAGCTGGCCCGGCTCGTCGCCGCTGTACGCCGTGGCGATCGAGCCGTCCCTCCACGTGAGCCGGCGCTTGGACGGCTCATACTTCGGCACGTCGTTCCTTGGCGACTTCTCCAGGATGCCGCTCTCGCCAAGGATCATCACGTCGCGGACGTCGGAGGCCGTCTGCCCCACGAGGGCGATGCGCTTGCCGTAGCCGTGGCGCCGGCGCCAGTTGATGAACTCCGCCCCCGACCTGGTCTTCCCCGCTCCCCGCCCGGACATGTTGAGCCAGAGCCAGAACTTCGGCATGAACGCGTAGAGGCTGCGCGGGTGCCCCGGCGGGAGCTGCGCCGGCCGGCCGCCCTGGTCGCCGTCCTCGTCCCACGGGCTGGTCAGGCTGCCGGTCAGCGCCCGCAGCCCGTCGATCACGGAGCGGCGAAACAGGTCCCGGGCGTTGTAGCGGGGCTCGCGGAGTTGGGTCGCCATGCGGGGGGCATTCTACCCCGAGATTTTCTCCGGGGGAGGGCTTGACAGGTAATACCCTGTCAGGGTAGAGTGCGGACATTGAGAGAGGAGACCGCCAGACGGGGAAGCGGTTCACCTACAAGATCGTCAAGGGGAAGAAAGCGGGCGCCCCGCACTTCGTCCACGTCCTCACCGGACCCGACAACCACCACGACTATGAGTTCATCGGCACCATCTTCAACCGACAGCAATTCGAGCGTGCACGCCGCTACAACGGCTGGACTGGAGGCACCAGCCCTCTCGGCGCCGCTCCAGCCCTCGCCTTCGCCTGGCTCTGGACCCGCATCGCCGCATCCCGCGACATCTCGCCCGCCGTCCTCTACCACGAGGGGCGGTGCGGGCGCTGTGGCAGGCTGCTTACGGTCCCGGAGAGCGTGAGCAATGGTATAGGACCAGAATGTTCGAAGAAGGTGAAATGATGGAAGAAGAAAAAGAGGAGATTGACTACTATCAAAAAGGGCGGCGGGACTTCGAGTCCGGCGGAGAGGACTACTACGAGCCGCCGCAGCATGTCGTAGATGCCGGTGCCGTAGAGGAGTGGCAAAGGGGTTATCAGGACTGCGTCGAAGATTGGGGAGAAGATTGGTAAGAAAAACCACTTGACATTCTCTACCCTGACAGGGTAATATCTCTTCAGTCGAGACGAGCACCACCCGAAACCCAAAGGGGGACCGCCAAATGAACGCCACCACCACCGCCACTACCGCCAAGCGCACCACCATCACGAGAGTCGAGCCCACCGCCGAGCAGATCGAGGGGGCCGCTAGGATGGCCGCGGTCGTCGAGATCAGCCGCAAGCTCAACGCCTCCCTGTACAGCGTCACCCAGGCCGAGCTGCGGCGGTTCAAGCGGCTGGAGCGGCTGCTCGCCACCCTCGGAGCCGACCACAAGATGCTGGAGGGTAAGATCCAGCGCGCCCTGGAGACCGGCGCGCCGATCCAGGCCGGCGCCCTGGAGGCGGTGATCGAGGTCACCCCCGCTCGTGCCAGCACCTCCTGGAAGGAACTGTTCCAGGAGGTCGTCGGTCCCGAGGTCGTCGCCGCCAAGGAAGCCGAGGCCAAGATCGCCGCCCGGAGCAAGAAGGGTACCCCCCACGTGCGCGTGTTCGCTAAATAAATCTTAAACGCCTCAAACAAGAGGAAATGAAGATGGAAATCTACTTCGAGGTTGACAAAGACACGCTGACTGGCGGACTCCAGCTTTGTATCGGAGACGACTATGGTGGATATCGAATCGCGGGGCCTAAGTACAGCGGCAACAGCAAGAAACTTCAGAAACATGTCATTGATTCGCACGACGCGCAGCAGATCAGGAAGTACCTCGACGCCGCTTTCCCTATTGAAGAGGTCCACCCGTGAGCATATTCCCCAGAACCCTGTCCCTCGAAGAGGACCCCTCCCTCCTCTCCCGCGTCCAGGCGGCGTCCGACTGGTACGAGCAGTGGACCGGCGTGCCCGTCACCACCTCAAGCATGAGCAGGGTCCTCCAGATCCTGCTCTACGCGGAGCGCGAGGGCGTCGGGCTGGGCGAGTGCGCCCTGAACATCAGCCCGGACCCGAAGTGGCCGCAGAGGAGCGTCCGGACGCCGAACCAGGCCAGGGCCGTGAGCATCGGCAAGACGCAGGTGCGGGGGCAGAGCGCGCAGCACGTCTACATCTACAGGAGGGACCCCTGAAAACACTTCGGGCCGGTGGTCGCCGCCAAGCAACCACCGGCCCGCCACGCCCGCCCAGCGCCCACCTTCGGGAGGAGATTTGAGAGGGCCGCTCTGGCCCGTCCTGGCACTCCGGGCATCCTAACCGTTCGCCGGGATCCACGTCAACCCCTCCCCGCCTCTCTTTCCTACATCACCCCCTCGCCGTCGTCCCCCTCTTCCTCGTCGGGGATCGCCGACATGTCGATCACGCCGGCCTTGTCGAGGTAGTTCGCGCCCAACAGAATGGCCTGGAGCTCCGTCACGAACAACTTCATGTTCGCATGCAGCCCGAAGCACTTGCGCACCAGGTCGACCATCCGCGCCGCCGTCGCCAGCGTCTCCTCGACGGGGACGAACTCCTCCGAGGTGCTCGTCATGCGATTCTGGACCTCGACGAGCTTGCGCTTCGAGGGGATCACGTTGCGCAGCAAATCGTCCCAGAGCGCGTCCGTCTCGCCCCCCAGCACCAGGAGCTTCTCGAGGTCCTCGAACGGCGAGAGGAACCCGTCCATGCTGCCGCTGGAGAGGAGGAGCCGCATGTGGGGAACGTCGAGCTCCCTGCGGCACTTCTTGACGAGTACGGCCGCCTGCCGCCAGGCCGCGGGGGCGTCCCCCATCTCCCGGCGCTTCGCCTCGACCATCCGGACGAGGGCGTCCTCCCTCGCCTCCACCAGGGCGATCTGCTCGCGCAGGTTGGGCACGTCGCCGCTCTTCAGGCTCGCCTCGTACGCCGCTAGGTAGTTGCCCCCCAGGATGCGCGAGTACTTGCCGGCGACCTGCTTTCCCTTGCCCCACTTCGCCGCGGCCGGCCCGAAGGGAGCGGCCCCCCCGTGGAACTGGCACGCCGGCTGGTGACGGTTGTCGACGCGGTTGCGCCGCTGCGACGACTTGAGGGGCCGGCGGTGGCAGTACTCGTACTCGACGGCCCTGTCCATCTCCGCGCCGGGGTCGATCGCGAGGGTGACGGACTCGAAGTGCCGGACGCAGTCAGCCTCGTGGAGGAACGTCTTGAACCGCTTCTGCCCCGTCTCCGGGTCGGTCCACTTCACCCGGTACGTCCGGTTCTTCCGCCCGCAGAGCCCGACCGCCTGGAGAGCCTCCTGCGTGTCGGGGAGCCGGCGGTACTCCTCGCGCTTGAGCTTCTGGCCGGCGTGCACGCGCTTCATGCTCCGGACCCTGCCAGGGGCCTTGTCCTTGGGGGTATCGGCCGCAAGGGTAGCGTCCGGACGCTCGGTATCGTCATCCCCGGAGAGCGGGTAGACCCCCTTGCGGCCCTTCACCGAGGGTCCCTCATCTTGAATTCAATCATAATCCGCAGGTCGCCCTTGCCGTACCTGTCCATCTTGTCCCCGGGACGACGCTCCAGGAGAACCTCATCCCTCTCGGTCGAGATCTTCATGGGCTTACCGATACTGGGCCCAATGAGATCCTCGACCAGCATCTTGATTATTTCTCTCTGTTTCTCTGGATCAGTAACAAAAGAGTTACTCATGACGGCTGCACCTCACCCCGCGGGTGGGGAACGACCGCGATCGCCTCCCCCCCGCTGCGCGTCACCTTGACCGGCAGGCGCGCGTCGAACTCGGCCGCAGCGATCTCCAGGTGCAGCGCGCGGGCCGCCTCCTTCGCCTCCTGCCAGGCGGGCTCGCGCTGGCGCCCCTCGGAGAGCTGGGCGAGGAGCTTGATGGTGGAGTCCACCGTGGCCCTCGCGAGCGACAGGTCTATGGGGAGTCGACTCGGGACGTAGAGCGGGTCAGCCATGGAAGCCCGCCTTCTCGCACTCTTCTTGACGGCACGCGTAGCAGATCCCGGAGGGGTGGGCCGTGCAATCCGCTGAACAGATCGAGCATAACTTCACATCCCCAGGGATCAACCCCCCGAACTGATCCAGCGTTCCGTACTCGTTGGACTTAGCCCCGGTCGACAGATCGTACTCCGCCTCCTCACTCCAGCCGCATCCGGGGCAACCCCACGGACCGTAGACGATCCTTACGCCGACGTCGGCCTCGTCTCGCTGGCAATCCTCGCTGCACTTCGGGCACTTCATTTCAATCCTCCCTGTAGGGTATCTACGCGCCACCGCTGAAATCTCTGGACGGAGCTGGCGGCGTAGCGGGCGCACATCGTACGGACCTCCAGGCTGTTCGCGAGCTCGCGGTCGTGGCCATTGGCCGTGAACCAGGACTCAGCAACCACCAAGCCGGCGGCGCGGACGTCGGTGTACAGGCTGCGCTCCTCCTCGCCCCACCCCTCCCACGCTCCCGCGACGTCGGCCTGCTCCCACTTCGAGCACGGAGCGTCCGGGGCGAGCCAGATCGATCCCGGAGTCATAGCGTAACCCTCGGGCTCGCGTCCGATCCGAACGACGGGGACCGGTCCAAAGTAGGCTCCGTTCCCGGCGACAAAACGCCAACAGGCCGACAGCGGATCGTCAAGGAGGCCCGGGGGAAAACTCTTCGGCTCGACTAGATCGCTACCACCAGTCTCGATGAAAGTCATAATAGTGCCGACGTGGTTATTCCTTCCTCGTTGGCGTAGATACGCAATCATCACAGCGGCGTAACCGCTGTGAACTGTGGGCAGATGGTGCGGGGTCGCGGGAGGCGGCGGAGCGTCTCCGAATTCAGACAGAGGGTGAGCACTGGGCGGCAAGGACATGGCGGGCGCCTGCCGCTTGGGGGCGAAGGGTTTGGCGGTGCGGGCAGGAGCGACCATGATTCGCCTACTTCGGGCTCCACCCGGTGCTCAAGTCCTGGTCCGACTCCTTGACGTAGAGGGTCGCCCCCGGGGCGCCGTCCAGCCGCCGGTACGTGCTGCCGATCCTGGCGACCACGACGCCGATCGGATCCCCGTAGCCAACGAGATCCGTCGCACCCCCAGAATAAGTCACCCGGGCAGCGTGCAGCGCCTCGTCCGACACCGTGCCAGTCGCCACGGAGTAGGGTGTCCCCACCACGCTCACGGTGCCGGAGGTGCCGGCGATATCCGTCGTGCCGAGCCTCGGAATGATGCGGAGCCCGTAGAGCGACAGCGCGAACGGGGAGACGTTCTCGATGACCTTCCCCTGGGCTGTGCCGCTGTTGTGCCGGCCGCCCCACACCACCATGCCGAACCCCGCCGTGTCGGCGCAGACGATGCTCCTCGTCTGGGTGGCGACGCCCGCCCTGTTCGTCGAGACGTCGTAGAGGGTGAGCCCGCCCACCTTGCAGGCGATCAGGTCGAGAGGGTAGGTGTCCGGGATGTTGACGGACATGACCTGGCAGTTCCACATCGCGGAGCTCCCGCCGCCCGTCTTCGCGACCACCGTCACCGCCCCGGCAGGGACGAGGGGCGGGGAGGCGTTGCTCGCCGAGTAGGTGATGTCGAGGAAGCAGAGGGTGCTCCCCTGCGCGAGGGTGATCAGGTCGCCGCTCCCGCCCGTCAAGTCTACCCGCACCTGCCCCTCGACCGATCCGCCGGTCGGGTGACGCAGGGCGGTACCCTGCACGCTCGTCCACGTCGGGACGGCGAACCCGGACGTCTTGTACACCCCGGGCCACACCAGGATCTGCCACTGGTTCGAGGAGTCTCGGGCCTCCAGCGATACGGCGTAGCAGGCACCCTCGATCGTCTCGAAGTCACCACCGCCGGCCGCGTCTACGATCTTCGTCCTCGTCATCGGTTAGTCTCCTTTACTTCAATACTTCCTCAATAGTGTACCGCAACTCCCGCGCCCGCTGCCACAGCATCTTCACTGGCCTACCCTTGATCCACGCCTCGTCGATCTGGCGCAGCAGGTCGGACAGGGCCTCCAGCAGCGGGCGCACATCGGCGGCGGAGATCGGCGGCTTCGCGGGCTTCTGCGGGACCGTCGGCTTCAAGGCAGGGATAGGCAGGGACTTGCCGGCGATCGGGACTTTGTGGCGCGTCCGGACGCCCGGCAGCAGGTGGTCGGCGGAGAACTGCATCTCCCTGCGCTCGCTCGGGGTGAGCTGGTCGTGCTCGTCGATCAGCGCGTCCCAGTCCGCGGACGCGAGGTACGGTGTGGCGGTCACTTAAGCGCCTCCGTGATCAGATCGTAAAATACATGATCACCCCCCTGCGTTCCTAGGTATTCCCGGCACGCATCGCGCAGGGGGACGAGGATCTCCACCGAGGACTTGTGGGAGTCACCGAATTTCAGGCAACGAACATCTGCGCGGAAAGTCTCGACCGCGGCATCGAAGAGTTTCTGGCCTTGCTTGCCCGCCCTCCTGCCGGAATTGACCCCCCTTTCCCGCGCCTTCAGGTCATCCCAATCATCGAAATATGTAGCGCCCATCACGGCTCCCTCAACGTAGCGGCGAACTCCCTGAGCGCGAGGACCTGCATGCGCGCGGCGAGGGACCCGGGTGAAGCGTGCGCGCCCTCCGGAAGGTCGACGCCGTCCCGCTCGATGGTGGCGATGCGCTCGGCGAGCTGGCGACCAACGCGAGCGCGCTCAATGCGGCAGTGGTCGGGAGAACAGTTCGGCTTTTGAGCGACGAGCTTGTCCACCGCTGCCAGAATCTCATTGCCCACCGGCACACCCCGGCGGTCGATATCCTCGCCGGTCCAGCCCGAGGCGGCCGATCATCTCGGCGGCGAAGAGGTCGCGATTGTTTTCTATGGCGCGCAGTTCGTCGATGCGCTGCAAGAAATTGATCCTGTGGGTTGGGCACCCCTCGACCGTTCCACCCAACCGCGCAACAGCCATGTGCAGCGTTCCCTCGGCAGCGGCGGCCGACAACACTGTCGACGTGCAACCCTCGTCGTGCGGCTCGGCGTGGCCGGCGTAGAAGGCGGCGGCGCACCCCCCGCAGTTGAGATCGATGCCGACATTGCGGCAGGCGGTGACGATCTCCTCGGCTGATAGATCTCCTCCGTAGCTCATAGATTTTACTCCTTCTCTTTTCAACGAAAAATGATCTTACTCTTCTGTGTGTCCGGAGTGAATTTGCGTTTGCATCTTTGACAGCTCTCCGGAACCTCTGGTGACCACATTCTGATGGTTTTCGTTTTGCGAATCTCGCGCACCCCGCATGTGCACTCAACTACCCATGCAGCACCCGTACCGCTGTTGCCGAAATAACCCAATACGGTGATCTGGCCACAGACGATTCCCGTCAAATCCTCCATTTGCGGTTGATTTGCTGGAAGAGGCCGAACAACCAGCTCACGTGATACTTCTGCGGTGTCACCATTCTTCATGTGACGAACATGGCGGCACCGATCGCAGGCGTCTGCGCAATTGGCCGGACTCTCTAACGCCTTCTGGCCGCGTACTGAGTAAGTGCCGCAAGCGCAGCGTACGACCCATCGATGACCAGCGTTCTTCTTTGGATTGTTTGAGTGATAACCAACCACAATAAAACGACCCACCCGCCGGCCGACCATATCGCAAACTTCGAATGGCCTGCCCATTGTCGGAATCGGTAAATCAGAATCCCGAGAACCCTCGGCTCGCTTCCACGCGGGCTCTTCCCCGACCGACGATGTTACCAGGGCCGCAGTGCGGTTTACCGGCCGGCGGGCATGTTGATCTCGAAGCGGGGTGCGTGACGTCATCGGTTTGCTTTCCTTTTACTTAAAAGTACACGTGCCGGAATCCCTCGGGGGAGGGTAGGTGCTCCGGGCCGTGCCGAGGGTGACAGGGGAAACACCGCCACCAACCACCACCAGCCCCACTATGCCAGTGACGGGTACCAGGGCGCCCGCCCTGGCTTTTTCCGTGGTTCACGACGCCACGGCCCCACCCGTCACTTCGCCCTCCTGAGCACTACCTACCTACCACTTGGACCCCGACGCTTCCGGTTGATGCAGCGGATAGACTACCGCCTCGTACCGGGGATTTCATGCTCATTCGGACCGGTGCCCATAGCTGGCCCCGCCCATCATTGCAGCCGGGTACCTCCCCCCGAGCTGTGCACCGCTCTTTCTAGGTCCGATTAGCGCCTCTCGGCCGGACCGCGCGGATAGAGCTGAGCTTGACCGCTTGCTGCCGTCGAGGCTGTTTGAAATTCTGGCTACTTGCGGAGTACGGGGGTGGGAATGTACACTAGCCCTCGTACTCTGCCTTGCCCTGTGGGGGCTGGCCTCGAAATCAACCTCCACAGGGCTCCTACTCTACTCCTTCGATCGGTAAAGTCAAGAGATTAAAATGTGAGCGCCTGTCGCTCAATGGTTTCACGTTTGACATAAGCACAATATTCTGTGCATTCACCCTTTTGGCAGAAACCCCATCCGCCTGCGCAGGTAGTCCGCCACCACCTCCGCCCTCGCCAGGTTGGGCGCTCCCGTCCGGGGGTCCGCCGTTATCCGCAGTGCCGTCTCCTCCAGCCTCGCCTGGAGCTCCAGGAAGTCCGCGACGGTGATCGTGGGGGCCGGCGGCGGCTCGGCCGCGCGGTGCGCCTTCTCGAGGAGACTCTCGATACCGCGCCAGATCGGCGTCACGGTGGACTTCTCCTCCTCACCCTCATCCGTACCTTCATCGCTCATCGGCTTGGTCTCCTTGTAGCGTCCGGACGCGTGTATGGCAATCGTTGCAGGCGTTCGACAGGCCGTCCTCCGTGAGGGCGGGTCCGAACTCCTCGAGCGGCTTGAGCGAGCAGCACCTCGCGCAGCTCTTGTGCTCCCGCCCGCGCAGCATGACGTGCGGCACGAAGTATCGGGAGCGCCGGTAGTGGACGATCTTGTCTCTCATGTCTCTCATGGAGTACTGAATCTTCTGCACGGTGATCCTACTCCCTCACCTTGAAGGTGATGTCCCCGTAGGCGAGGAGCGCCATACCGCCCGACTTCAGTATCCTGCGCATCTCCAAGTAGCGCTTCAGGAAGGGCAGGCCGGACAAGTCGATGACGGTGGTGGTAGCGGTGGCGATCACAGCGAGATCCTCCTTACTCTACCCTCTTGGGTAACTGTGTCGAGATTTCCTTATTCCCTGAGTGGAGATGAAACGCTTCGACATTGTCGGAAATGCGCTGGTACCAGAAACTTTGATGAAACCTATCGCATGCCTTACTGTGTTCTTTTTGGCATTCTACGTATGGCACTAAAACTCGAAATACTACGTAAAGAAATGCGGTTATGCTCCATGTCAAGGAACTCAAAAACGTTATACATCCGCGAAGACTGGAATAATTTTTGATCTCTTCGTCGGTCATGCTCAAAATGGGACCTCGCTCTCCCCGCCGTCGTCGTCATCGATTCGGGCGGAATCTATGTCATCGGTTATTTCTTGGATTCTATCTATAGGCTTTGTCGGATACCATAGAATTCTAGAACCTGATCCGAATCCTATGCGCTTGGAATCTATACCCATCTTGACCCTCGCCCGGTGCAGCGTCGCCTGGGAGATCCCCGTCTCCCTCGCGAGTCGCTGCACGTCGTAGGCTCCGAGCGAGCCGTCCTCGCTGCCCCCGACCACGGCGGAAGCGAACAGGTCCCGCAGGAACTCGCAGGCGGCCGCGGTCGCCGCCCCGTTGTCCGCGGACGCGCGCGGGTGGTAGCCGTTGCCGTTCGAGCCCGCGCTCGCGATGTCCTGCGCCGACGTATCCGCGTAGCCGCCCCACTCGAATCGGCTGAAGTTGTCCTCTCCGTTCGTGATAGTGAACCGGATGGACCGCCCCTGGGGGCTGTAGTTGTGCTTGACGTGCGTCCACAGCCCGTGCGAGACCTCGTGGCTCGCCTTGCGCTTGGGGTCGGGGTATATCCCCACGATCGAGCGCACGATGGCGGAGACCTGGATACTGCCGGACAGGCCCTCGATCGCCCGCGACACCGCCCCCTTCTTGGTATGGGCAACCAGGGCGCCCGTGACGTTGCGCCGCTCGAAGATCGCCGACATGGGGCGGAGCATCTTGCCGATCTCCTTCGCGTCGTTCAGGTTGACGTTCTCGCCGAATTTAGCGAACGGGTCGAATACCACCAGCGCCGGGCGGAACCTGTCCATAGCGGCCTCCAGGCGGATGCGGTCCTCCTCCTCGAAGTTGAAGTCGTTCGCCTCGAAGTTGAAGACGTGGGCGCGTCGACCGTCGCCGCCCGACAGCCGGAACCGCCTTTTGATGATTCGATTGATATTGTCCTCGGGCGAGAAGATGAGGACGTCCGCCGGCTCTCGGGACTCCGTGCTCCCCGGGAACGGCGCCCCCGTGGTGACCGCGGCGGCCAGCGCCATGGTGGTCTGCCCCTTCCCCTCGCCGGGCGCCCCCATGACGATGTTGAGCCCCCCCCGGATCAGGTACGGCCACCACAAAAACTCGATCGGCTGCTCCTCGGCGTCCTCCAGCGTGACGAACATGTCCTCGATCTTCGGGGCGTCGAGCTTCTGCGAGCGCTGGCAGAGGTCCCAGAACCGCGCCTTGAAACCCTTGGGGTCCGCCTTGTGCATCTCGGAGGGGTCCTTCTGCTCCTCCGTCATGCGCACCTGCCAGGCGTCGCCGTTCCAGCCGATCGCCGCCAGCCGGTCGGCCACTCCCACTACGAACTTCTCTCCCGCCGCGCCCGGCTCCTGGAGGACGTAGAGCGCGCCGATGCCGGCGAGGTGCTCGGCCTCCAGCTTGTCGGCCGTCGTAGCCCCGGGCATTCCGAGAGCTTGAATTCCGTGGTGCCACAACGTCAGACAGTCTGTTTCTCCTTCACTAATCACTAAAGCATTCTTCGCCTCCCGCACGGCCGGCAGTCTCCATAGCCCGTAGGGGACCACGACTGTACCCGTCGTCTCGTACCGGTACTTGAGCTTCTTGTCCGTGAGGTGCTTGCGGATCTTGCGGAAGAGGAGGAGGTCGGCCTGGTCGCGGAAGGGGAGCGAGACGCCGCCGGGGTGGTTCTCCAGCCCCTGCTCTTCCAGGAACCTGACCGGGAGCTTGAGAAATTCGGCGAAGGACTGCAGCGTGACTTTGGGGTCGGCGGAGGTGGCGGTCTGGGGTTTGGATCTTACGCGTCCGGACGCCTTGTCCTTCGGCGGGAACAGGTCGGCCTCTGCCATCCCCAGGCCGGCGACGATCTGGGCGTAGGAGCAGCCCTCAGCGTGGCAGTTGAGGAGCACCTTGCCGTCCGCCCCCTCGCGCACGGACAGGGAGGCGGTCTGCTCCTTCCCGCCGGCGTGACCGCAGCAGATCGCCATCCACCCCTCACCGCAGCGGCGGGGCTGGACCGAGGAGAGCTCGGTGAGGCGGACGAGGACGCGCTCGATGGGGCGGGCGTCGCTCAAAACGGTCTCTTCTTTCTATGTTCATTGTTATTCCGCACCTCCCCGATCACGGCGTGCGCGGTTCCCTCCAGATCCGCCTGCTTGCGCACGTTGGCTCCCCTGCTCTGTACGGCGTTGATCAGCCCCGACTGGACCGACGCGTAGAGCTTGGCCGCCTCCCACGCCACCTTGGCGCGCTCGTAGCGGATGCGCGCCCGGAAGTTCACCGTCTTTGCCTCCCGCTCCTTCTTGGCAACCGGCCAGTTGCTCGGGCAGGCGGCGACCGTCTCGGCGTAGGCGGGTAAGTACTCCTCCATAGCGGTGAGGTACTCCTCCTCGGCCTCGTGGACCCGCCGCAGGTTGTCGTCCTGGATAACTATTCTATGGCGCAGCTCCTCGTCTACCTCGGCGAATGAGCCCACGTCGTGGTTGGAGCCGGACCACCCGGAGTTATTCATCGGGACCACCCACAACTGGGAATTTGATGAATCTGATCTTAAGACCCAACTCTGTGGCGATTTTGATCTCTCCAGAGATTCCCTTACTGGTGTTCCACCCCGGCATCTCAACCACCCATAGCTCCTGGCAGGAGAACAGCATGGCGCGATCGTAGGCTTCCCAGTATTCCCACTCATGCGGGAGCCCGCCGGCCTCAGCGATCGGGTGCGTGTGCGCGATCGGGCAGAAGAGGTGGACTCCCTGCTTCATGAAGTGGGAAGCGACGACGCACGCTGTCTCAAACCTCTCCCGCCTCACGCCCGGGTCGTCATGGTTGTAGGGGGTAGCGAGATAGACGAGGGTCACGCCTCACCGCCGATCTGCTTCAGCACCCACTCCTCCGCCGTCATGCCGCTGGCGATCCACTCCTCGCCTAGGTGGACGAGCGAGACGCCCGCCTTGTCGGTGGGGATCTCGGAGATGATCTTGATCCCATTCTCGATCGCTATGAACACCAGCTCCCGCTGCCGCTCCGGCTGGAGTGCGTACCAGAACCCGGGGGCGAGCGGCATCACCCTCCCGGGGTACTGCCGGCAGCCGATTCCGGTGAGCACCAGGCGCGTCCTCGCCCCCAGGCTCAGCCGCTCGAAGGGTTCCAGCATCCCGGTCGCGGGGTCCACCCGGCACAGCCGCCAGCGCGTCTCACCCCACGACTCCTCGTCCTCCTCGGGGTCGTGGGCGTCCGACTCGTCCAGCGCGAGCCCTTGCAGGTCCTCCGCCTGGATGACCCTGTTGACCACGGCGCCGACACCCTTCGCGACGGTGCGACGACGGTGAGCCTCCTTGCCCGCGGCGACGGCGTCCTTCCGGTGCTCGGCCACCTCAGCCACCAGCCTATCGAGCGTCTCGTAGAGCTGCGCGGCCTCGAGGTCCCCCTTGGCGGTCACGATCAGGGCGGCGGCGTTCGCCACCTCCTGCGCCTCCGGGCCCTCGATCGGCTGAGACAGGGACGCCTTCCGCCTCTCCCACTCGACGAGGTCGGCGGCGCGCTTCTCGCCCTCCTGCTTGATCTCCTTCTGGCGATCGCGGAGGGAGGCGAGTCGCTCCTCGAGTCCCCCGATCTCCTCCGACACCCTCTCCCACTCGGCGCGCAGGGACTCGACGTCCGGCATCTCGCCGAACTCCCCCCACTGCCGGCGCTCCTGCTCCCTCGCGACCCGCAGCTCGCGGTCGCGGGTGAGTCGCGCGTGGTCGGCGACGGCCTTCTCCTGGCGCTCCTGCGCGCCCTGTACGCCGCCCTTGGGGCGCGGGTAGCCTGCAATGTCCCTCTTGAGCTTCTCGATCTCGACCAGCTTCGCCTTCTCCTGCCCCTGGGCCAGCTTCTCGCGCTGCTCGTAGTCCCGGGCGACCGCCTCCGCCATCTTCTTGACCGCGGTCGCGGCGGCGCGCAGGGTCAGCTCCTCGCCCCTCTTGCCCTGTACGCCGCCCGCGATTTCCTCGTCTCCCCCGGCCATCTCCAGCAGCAGCTCGGGGGTGACGGGCGCCTGCGCGTAGTCCATGAGGATGTCGACGCGCCTCTTGTCGCGGGTGGCGGCGGTTTTGCCGGCGGGCTCGATCAGCTCCGCCAGCGTGCCGTAGTCCGCGAGCTCCACCGAGGGCGATCCGGCGCGGGTGGTGCGCCCACCCACGTTGAGGACGGTCCCCATTCCCCGGACGACCCCGGATCCTGTCGAGTCGTTCGCGCGCAGCGGGCGGCCGATCGAACCGCCAGCCGCCACTACCGTAGCCAGGGTGGCACTCGTCTTGCCGTCCTCGTTGTTCCCGGTCAACAAGTTCACCCCGTTATGGAAGAGGAGGTCGAGCGAGCCCGAGATCCCCTCGACACCGTGGATGTGGACGGGGAGTGCGGTGTTAGATGGAGATTCTGGTCTACTGTAGAGAATAATTGAAGTGTTTGACTTCTTTCCGAGAACCTCGCGAGCCTTAGCTGTCACTTCCTCCGAGAGTTGCGTGTCTTCAAGAAATGATTTAGTCTTAATCGATACTCCGGTCTCTCCTGTAACGACGAAATCCTTAGGCTTTTTGGCGGGCTTCTTGGCGGCCATTCTGGTCTCCTGCGAAAGATTGAAAAACAAAGAGTACCCCTGCCGGAGACCATCTCCCAGGGGCTCGCTCCCACCCTAGAACAGGAAGATCAGAACGGCGCCGGCCTCTTCGCCTTGCCGCCACTGCTCGACTTCGACGAACCGGACGGCGCGGGAGCGGAGCCGTCCTTCGGCGGGAAGTCCGTCGACTGCTTCTTCCGCTCGTCGATGGTGACGTAGTCCAGGACCTCCATCTCGTTGTTGCCGACGAGCTGAACGGACGGGTCATCGGGCGGCAGCACGTTGCAGTCGTTCGGGTAGCGACGCCCATTCTCGTCGGGGTCACTCCAGCTGCCGACGACGACCGTAGCCGGTACCCCGACTACTTTTTCTAAATCAAAATTACCGTTCTCGTCGAAGTCGTCGTCGGTCAGCTCCTCCCCCCGCCAGGATTCCAGGATCTGGCGGAGCTTCGTGCGCGGGTTGAGCTTGCGCAGGTTGGCGGAGATGCGCACCTCCTTCCGCTTGCCGTCGAGGTCAGTCCCGGAGTCCTGGATCAATTCCTGGACCTGGAAGACCAGCCAGATCTTCCGTTGGTCTCCGTTCTCCGTCTTGACGAGGCCCCTGTCGAATACTTCCGCGCACACGGCGTGGTGCGCGCCGACCTTCGGGGGAGGGATTTTGGCGTACTCAGACGGACCACCTTGGGGAACATTTAGGGCCATCTTCATTTCTCCTTTGAAGAGGTTTCTGAATCTTTCGGCCGTTGGGGTTCTTGGGTCGACTCCGCAGGCGAGAACACCTCGTCGCAGAGCTGCTGAAGTTGACGCAACAGGGTCTTGAGCTGAGAAACTTCGCTCGGGCTGGAGATCCAGAGGAGCGGAAGGGGCGGTTCCTGTGCGAATCCTCCGCGAGGGCCGGAGAAGGCTTGGCGGCTCACCCACAGCCTCACGCTGTCTCCGAGGGTGTCGATTATGTACTCCTTGCCGGCGACGACGCCGGTGAATCGGCTAATTGGTTGGCGGGGCACTTGGCGGGTCCTCCTTTCGGGCGCTTGGCGGTTTGGCGGCACGGGCGGCGGCGACTGCCCGTCCAGAGTGCCACAGGTCGCCCAAGTGAGTCAATCCCTAATCTTGGTTGACACTTTCGTTCACTTGGTCTACGATGGGTTGCATCGGGGCGATCCGCCGTCCCGCTACCGCCAAAACCTCTCGGAGAAGGAGACCTCGAATGTCCGCCAAGACCAGCAGCGCCAGCAGCGCCAGCGGTGACCATGAGGCGAGGGGGGATCTGCGCGCGCAGCTCGCCGACCTCGAAGAGCAGAACCAGAGGCTCCGCGACGCCGCCCTGAAGATGGTGCGCTCCGTCCACTCCCAGTCTTTCATCATCCCCAACAAGGGTAGCGCACGAGACCGCTCCGTCGCAGCGCTGGACGGGCTGCTGGAGGCGCTCGGGTTGAAGTACGGGGACCTGGGTGGACTGACGGCGACGGAGAAGGATATCGAAGAGGGAGAGGAAGGCTCCGATGAATAAAAGAGATCGAGAAATTTTAAAAAGAGTACAGTCTTTGGGTCACAAAGCCTTCATCCTTCTCGGTGATTCGACTCTCAAGGATTACGGATGTGAATCCGCTCTTCTTTACTTTAAGTTGCGTGAGGCCGCTACCATTCTTAGCCTGGCTTCAGCGAGGATAAAGCTATGACGGCCCTGCGCGTCGGTCAGGGCGAGGACCCCTCCCGCTCCCCTCGCCACTCCTCGAACGAGGTCCGGGGCACCGTCGCCCGGGTCATCGCATCGAAGGAGGACGGGTGGGGTGCAATCTCCCTCGCGACCGAGGGCGGCGGCGAGGTCAAGGCCGCAGGCTCCGTCGCCCACCTGCGCCCCGGGGACGCCGTCATCCTCGGGGGCGAGTGGTCGCATCATTCAAAGTTCGGCAAGCAGCTCAAGGTCACTTCCTGCCGCGTCGAGCGCCCCAGCTCCGCGGCCGGGATCGAGCGCTACCTGGAGGGCGTGCCCAGCGTGGGGCCGCACACCGCCCGCGCGATCGTCCGGACGTTCGGTGACGATACCCTGCGCGTGATCGAGGAGGAGCCCGTCCGACTCGCCGCCGTGGAGGGGGTGGGCCCGGTCCGCGCCGAGGCCATCAAAATAGCCGTCCGGACGCGTCAGGCGAGCGACGATCTGGGCATCATGCTGGGTAGCGTGGGGGTGCCGGCCCGCTTCGTCGCAGCGATCATCAGGCGCTGGGGGGACAAGGCGCCGTCCATCGTCAAGGAGCGGCCCTACTCCCTGATCGGCGCGTTCGAGGGGATCGGCTTCAAGACAGCCGACCAGATCGCTCGCGCGGCCGGCATCTCCCTGACGAGCGAAGAGCGGATAGCGGCCGGCGTGCTGCACGTCCTCAACGAGGCGGCCGGCGGCGAGGGACACACCCTGCTCCCCCGGGGGAAGCTGCTGGCGGAGGCGGCCAAGCTCATGGAGCTCAAGATGGCCACCATCGAGCCCGTCCTGGAACCGCTGGACAGGGACGGGCAGATCGTGGTCGAGGGCGACGAGGTGTTCTCGCGCCGGCTGCACACCAACGAGGTCCAGGTGGCGGAGCGGCTGCTGCGGATCAAAGAGACGCCGTGCCGGGAGATCCAGGCTTTGCACTGTGAATGCGGATGGGTGGGCCATCTCGACGAAGAATCCTTGTGCCCGAACTGTGGCGAGTCATCGCTCCATCCGGCGGTGATTATAATTCCTGTAATAAATTCAGATATGACGTTCTCCGCTGAGCAGGAAGAGGCAATTTCCGCCGCCCTGGGACAAGAATCCGTGATCGTCATCAACGGCGGACCCGGCACCGGTAAGTCCACCATTACCCGCTACATCGTCCAGAACTACCTCGATGCCGGCCTACAGGTCCGCCTCGCAGCCCCCACCGGCAAGGCCGCCCGCCGGCTCGCGGAGGCCACTGGAGAGCGGGCGGAGACGATCCACCGGTTGCTGGAATACAGCCCCATCATGGGCGGTTTTGCCCGCAACCGAGAGAACCCAATCGAGGCGGACGTGGTGCTCCTGGACGAGTGCTCGATGATAGACGTCGCCCTGATGCGGTCGCTCCTCGCCGCCGTCCCGGACGCCGCCCGGCTGATCCTGGTGGGCGACAGCGACCAGCTCCCTTCGGTCGGGCCGGGCCGGGTGCTGGCGGACGTGATCGCCTCCAGGGTGGTGCGGGTCGTGGGACTGAAGCAGGTTTTTCGGCAGGCTGCGGAGTCGCGGATCGTGGTCAACGCCCACCGCATGAACCGGGGCGAGAGCTTCGAGCTGCCGGAGTCGGGAGAGAAGTCGGACTTCTACTTCACCGAGCGGGAGGACGTGCACGACGCGGCGGAGCTGGTGGTGGAGCTCGTGGCGCGGAGAATCCCGGAGGTGTTCGGCCTCGACCCCCGGGCGGACGTCCAGGTGCTCACCCCCATGAACAAGGGGGAGATCGGCGCGAAGAAGCTCAACGTCCTGCTGCAAGCCGCGCTCAATCCGGACGGCCAGCCGGTCGGGAACCGGGGCTTCCGGGTTGGAGACCGCGTCATGCAGTTGCGGAATAACTACAACCTCGAAATCTTCAACGGCGATACCGGCACCGTAGTCGAGTTCCGTGAGTCCGACCCCGAGCGGGGGGGGCACCCGGTGGCGGTAATCGACTTCGGAGATGGTCGGATGGTCGAGATGGAGTCGGGGGAGATGGGTGACCTGGCGTTGTGCTATGCTTCAACAATTCATAAATCTCAGGGAGGTCAGTACAAGGCGGTCGTACTGCTGGTGCATAGCTCGCACTTCATCATGTTGCAACGCAATCTCGTCTATACCGGGATGACGCGGGCCATGAAGCTGCTGTGCATCGTCGGCGAGCACAAGGCGGTGCGGCAGGCGGCCAGGAGGGCGCAGGGAGCGGAGCGCTACAGCAGGCTCGCGACCCGCCTGCGCGAGCCCGGGTACGGTCGGCCGGCGCGCGGTCAGGTCAGCGCCGACTTCATCAAGACGCCCCGCTGGGGCTGCGCGACGTGCGGCAACCAGTGGAACCAGAGGAACCCGAAGGAGTGCCCCGAGTGCCACGGGGAGGAAATCCAGGAAGAGAGGGAGAGATGAGTATGGCCCTCACAGATAAGGAGCGAATCGATTGGCTAGAGGCGCAGTCCCGTAAGAGCCCGACCGGCATCAGCTTTGATTGGATTCCGAGCGTCGAGGGTGAACCGTCCGGCTTTCGATTCATGAGAAAACACCACATCGGAGAGCCCCTGAAGACGCTGCGCGGGGCCATTGACAAAGAAATGGAAAAGTAAGATGGCTCGCAAGAAGACCACCACCCCCGCAGCATCCTCGCTCACCTTCGCGTGGACGATCGACCGCGCCTCGTTCGTCTCCGCCCTGAAGCTCGCAAGTACCGTCGTCAAGGGCTCGGGCAAGATCCCCTACCTGGAGCACGTCCTGCTCCAGCGCGATGGGGAGACGCTCACCCTCTCCGCCACCAACACGGACGAGACGATCGTCGCCACCCTCAGCGCCGAGATGATCGGTGAGCAGGCGTTCTGCCTACCGTTCAAACTGCTCAACAAGATCGTCTCCGCCTCGCCGGGGGCGTCCGTCACCCTCTCGACGGTCGAGGGCCAGCCGTTCTCCGCCTCCCTGCGGTCCGTCGACGGGTCGGCCACGGTCTCGGGCCTCGACCCCGCCAACTACCCCGGCCTGCCCGCGCGGGACACGGTCAAGGACTGGGGCGAGCTGCCCCTTCAGGAGCTCGCCGAAGCCCTCTCCCGGGCCCGCCACGCCGTGGGGACGGGCAAGCTGGACCTGCACGCCGCCCTGCTGTGCAGCGAGGGCGAGGACGGGCGCGACCTCGTCGTCTACGCGACGGACAGCCTACGGCTCTGGCGGGAGGTGCTCCCCGACGCCGGCGCGACGCTGCCGGCTGGCGATCCGGACCTGTCCATCGAGGTCGCCGCGTTCGACGCCATCGCCTCGGTCGACGGCGCGTTGGTCAAGGTCGGCTGGAGCGACCAGCGCCAGCACCTCGTCTTCCTGTCGGAGGACGGCAGGACCGTGCTCGCCTTCCGCCGGTCCGAGGTGAAGCACCCGGACTACGATCGCATCGTCAGGACGATCGTGAGGAGCGACTTCACCTACGTCATGGACCGGGAGGTGTTGGAAGGGGCACTCGCCCGGGCGCAGATTACGGCCCGCGGGGACCGGGCGCAGATCGTCCATGCCGCCGGCGGGCTCACTGTCCAGTCCGAGAGCCAGGAGGGGGCCACGACCATCATCATCTCCGACGACACCGAGGCTGGCGGGGATGCGCAGGAGTGGCGAGCGCAGTTCAACGGAAACTTCCTGATCGAGGCCTTGGAGGCGATCGGCCACGACAAGGTCAAGCTCCTGCTGAGCGACGAGAGCGGGCGGCTGTCCATGACCGTGGTAGCGGACGACGGCATCGCCGACCCCCTGCGGATGTCGGTCATCATGCGGCAGGAGTGGGGGAAGTAACCATGGGATGGGCCAACGGAGCACCTAATCATGTAGATCCGGTGATCGACACCAAGTCGAAACCTTGCCCATTCTGCGGAAAGCTACCGACCATCGAACCATGGCATGGAGGATCAAAGTCTAAAGTCTTGATAAATTGTAGTAACGAACGCTGCTCGGTTCATCCTGGCGTAACGGGTGAAAACTCTTCCCTTGCGCGACGAAAATGGAATCGGAGGCCTGCTTGATCGACTACGAGCAGAAGTTTCTCCCCTCCAAGCAGGTCCGCTTCGAGGGGGTCGGCATCGACACCTCCGGCATCGTTCCGCACCCCGGACTCCTACCGTTCGCGGCCGACGTCACGCTGTGGGCTTTGCGCAAGGGACGGGCAGCCCTCTTCGAGGACTGTGGCCTCACGAAGACCCGCCAGCAGCTCGAGTGGGCGCGCCACATCCCCGGCAATGTCCTCGTCTTCGCTCCCCTGTGCGTCGCTGAACAGACCGTCCGCGAGGCGCAGGCCATCGACCTGGAGATGGTCCCGCACGGTGCGTCCGGACGCATACAAATCCTCAACTACGAGATGCTCCACAAGGTGAAGCCCGACAAGTGGGACGGGGTCGTCCTGGACGAGTCGTCGATCCTGAAGAGCATCGACGGCAAGACCCGGGGCCTGCTGCTGGAGATGTTCCAGCACACTCCCTACCGCCTTTGCTGCACGGCCACGCCGGCCCCGAATGACCCGACCGAGATCGGCAACCACGCCCACTTCCTGGGGGTGATGACACGGGCGGAGATGTTGGGGAGCTTCTTCGTCAATCGGGGCGAGGGCACCAACGCATGGGACCTCAAGCGGCACGCCGTCGAGGACTTCTACCGCTGGCTCGCGTCATGGTCGTGCTTCCTGCGCAAGCCGTCCGAGATCGGCTACCCCGACGACGGCTTCGACCTGCCGCCGCTGGAGTACCACGACGTCGTCGTTCCCGTCGATTTCTCGTCTCCCGGTCGCCTGTTCGCCGACCGCCTGAAGGGTGTCCAGGACCGGGCTGCGGTGCGCAAGATGACGGCTTCGGCCCGGGTCGAGAAGGCGGTCGAGATCCTGCGATCCCACTCCTGCCAGGGGATCGTCTGGTGCGGCCTCAACGCGGAGCACGATGCGGTCGCCGCCGCACTGGGGGCGGAGTGCGTGTCGATCGACGGCTCGCTGCCGACCGCCGAGAAGGTCTCCCGCATGCACCGGTTCCTGGCCGGCGAGGTGAAGTGGCTCGTCACGAAGCCATCGATCGTCGGTCACGGCATGAACCTCCAGCAGGCCCCCCTCCAGGTATTCGTTGGATTGAGCGACAGCTACGAGGACTACTACCAGTGCATCCGCCGATCCTGGCGCTACCCGCAGAAGCAGACCGTCCACATCTACATCGTGCTCAGCAGCATGGAGGAGGAGATCTTCGTGAACGTGAGGCGCAAGGAAGCCGAGGCCGCCAGGATGCAGGACAAGATGGTCGGCCGGATCATCGAGTACGAGAAGGCGGAGATCACCGGCGGCAAGCAAGTGGCCCCCTACCACGAGGAGAGGGTGACCGGCGAGGGGTGGGAGATGTGGCGCGGGGACTGCGTCAGCGTCATGGGGCAGATGCCGGCGGCGAGTGTCGACCTCTCCGTCTTCTCGCCACCGTTCGCCGACCTGTTCGTCTACAGCGCCAGCGAGCGCGACATGGGAAACTCCAGGAACCTCTACGAGTTCCTGCGCCACTTCCGCTATTTCATCAAGGAACTGCGCAGGGCCATGAAGCCGGGCCGCATCGTCGCCTGCCACTGTCAGCAAATCGCCCTCCAGAAAGCCAAGCACGGGGTGATCGGCGTCCGGGATTTCCGGGGAGCGCTGATCCGGGCCTTCGAGAGGGGGGACTTCATCTACCACGGCGAGATCACGATCGACAAGAATCCCCAGGCGGCCGCGATCCGGACCCGCACGAAGGGGCTCGGATTCGCCCAGCTTGAGAAGGATGCATCCTGGATGCGCCCAGCGTTCGCGGACTACATCATCCTCCTGAGGACGCCAGGGGAGAATGAAATCGAAGTGGTTCCCGACTGCACCCGTGACGAGTGGATCGAGTGGGCGTCCCCGGTCTGGTACCACTGCGGCATGGGCAAGACGCTACAGACGAGCGAGGCGAGGGACAGCGACGATGAGAAACACATCTGTGCCCTCCAGCTCCCGACGATCGAGCGGTGCGTCCGGCTGTGGTCGAACCGGGGCGACGTCGTACTTTCCCCCTTCGCCGGCATCGCCAGCGAGGGGCACGAGGCGATCATGAACGGGAGGCGATTCGTCGGAGTCGAGCTCAAGGAGTCCTACTTCCGCACGGCCTGCAAGAATCTGGAGAGGGCGGTGGCGAAGAAGTCCACGGGGAGGCTGTTTTGAGGGTCGCCGGCCTCGACGCGGGGACGGCGAAAAGTCACATGGTGGTGTGGGACTTTGCCGTCGGCATGGTCCGCTCCATCCATCGCGACGTCCCGAACGACATCATGCTCCATTCACTTCGATTATTGAGCAAAGAAGTGGTCAGCCCGAGAACCTGCGACGCCATCGCGATCGAGAGCATGGACGCTCGCGGGATGCGACTCGGGCAGGACACGCTCGACACCATCCTGTGGATCGGCAGGTTCCAGGAGGCGTCGGGCGGAGCCCTTGTGCCGCGCAGCAGGGTCAAGGACGCTATCTGCGGCAACCGCAAGGCGGACGACGCCGCCATCCGGCTGCGCCTGACCGACATGCTGGGCAAGCCGGGCACGAAGAAGAATCCCGGACCCACGTTCGGGATCGTCAACCACTGCTGGCAGGCGCTGGCGGTGGCGGTCACCTACTACGAGATGACCAGGGAGAACCGATGATGAGCGCGAACGGGAATGGCAGGAGGATCCACAATCCCCAGCTCGTGGCCCTGCGCACACTGGGGGGGTACCCCACGCGCTCTGCGGTCGCCAGGGCCGCCGGCATCAGCGACGCCACCTGCGGGCGGATCGAGACGGGCGACAGGGCCGTGCGCTTGGAGTCGCTCGGGGCCTACGCGAGGGTTCTGGGGATCGAGCTGGACGAGCTCGCCATGCTCCGCCAGCCCGCAGGGCAGGGCCAGCTGTTCCTTTCGGCGCGCGTCGTCGTGCTGCCGGTCGCGGTCTGGGAGGAGGTCGACGCTCAGGCGAACTGCAGGAGCGAGGCGTTCCACTTCACCATCGCCCGGCAGCTACAGGCGTCCGGACGCTTCGTGGAGGCTGTGAAATGATGAAGGCATACCAGGACAAGCCCTGCTGCGAAAAGTGCGGCAATCGGGTTGCTACGCATAACAAGAAGGGCTTGTGCAAGAGTTGTCAAAAGGCCCGCTCATCCTGCTCCTGCGGGTGCGGCAGATCGGCCGGAAAGAGCAGGGACGGCCTCAGCCCCGAGTGCGCCGCTGCGGCCCGGCGCGAGCGGTGGCGCAGGAAGAACCCCACGTTCAAGGAGATGGTCGAGATGGGAGACGAGGAGCTGAGCGAGGTGGGGAGGCAACTCTACCGCCTCCGTGCGGAGCGGAAGGCCAACTTAGAAGGAGCTTAGTCGCTTGATCAAATGGATCTATTCAGCGGAAACCAAGGCCCGCAGTCACGCCCGCGAGGCCGAAGCGAAAGACGGTTATCCGCACGTAGTCCTCGACGCGTCGCCCATCGGTGGGCGTTTCGATAAGTGGTTCTGCGGAACGTGCGGTCTAGTCTTCGAGGTGCTCACCACGGGAGACAGGTCCGCCGTGGAGGAGCCAGAGCTGGACGAGAGGAGCTGCGCAATGGGACTTGGCATCGGGTCGCTAAGTTAGGTAGACTGTACCCCGCGGCGCTGGAGCCGCCACCCACAACACAAAGAGAGGGGAGTATGCGTAAAGTTGCAATCCTGCTGCTCGGTATTTTGGTGACTGCAAATGGTGCCTTTGCCCGGCCCCGCTTTATGAGTCGCGCCGATGTCGTGGCCGACGCGCAGCGCCGCCTGGACGAGAAGGCGACGCCGCCCAGCGGTTCTAATTCCGTCACGTATGAGGGGAACGTCACGTTGACGCTCTTGTCGGGCAGCTTCGGAGCCGTGCTGATGGATGTTGCGGAAATCCGCTTTGAATGCGGCGACTCGTCGTCCCAGCTTGGCTGTGCCTACACGGCAGCGGGCGACCATCTTCTGATTTACGGGCACCTGCGCAGCTATCTGAGTTGTCGGCACGACGGCACCGACAACGAGGTCGTGGTAAACCTGATCTACAAGCGCACCACTCGCCAATGCGGGGACCTGGGCGTTTGCTCGACCTGGGTACTTCTCACGCAGTAACCGCCACGACAGACAAAGAGGGGCGTCCGGTCGGATCGCTTTAACTGGGCGCCTTCTTTGAGAGCTTCCACCACAGCCAATCGGAGGACTGAATCCTTATCATGGGCGTTGAGGATTGCGAGACAACTGCTTGATAAGTCGATCAACCTTTGCTACGAGACGGTCGATCTGTTGGCGCTCTTCCACGGCCAGTAGTCGGGCCGCCTCACGTGATGACTTGAGATCCTCCGACGCCTGTGCAGCGAGCTTGGCTGCAGCCTCGATGCGGTCGGCCACGTCGCGCAGGCTCTTGCCACTGTCGGTTTTGAATTCCTCCATCATCCGCCTGAGAAGGTCCGGACTATTGGGAACAGCGCGAAGCTGCTCTAGAAGGGCCGCCGAAAGCGTGGTGGTCTGGGCTCCCGGAAGAAGAACTTTCTTCCATAAAACGCCGAGCGCCGTCGCCAGCGTGGCGGCGCCCAGTATCCATTTAACGATGTCCTCGATGGGCATCTGTTTTCACCGCAGAGGCGGAATCGTGCCACCCAGTGGTAGTACCATCGACAGGAGCGAGATGATGACGACCAGCGCCACGGCCACGACGACGATCGTATCCAGGGAACATATCGGCGCCGGCTGGTAGGTGCGCGCCAGCCAGATCACCAGGCACAGGATGATCGCAACGATCAGGAGAGTGATCACGCGCCACCACCGGACGAGTCGGCGAGATTATTCCCCCCGAGATTCTTCCCCCAGGGCAACTCGTCGAGCCAGCCATCGACAATCTCGCCCACCTCTTTCTCGCTCGCCTCGATCAGGGATGACTGCTGGATCTTGGTCGTGAGCCACTCCTTCATGGTCTGCCGCTGCGCGAGGCTACCCGGGCCGCATCCGCACCCGCCCAGCAAGCAGCACCTCCGACGCTCTTCTTCGCTCATAACAAAACTCCTTTCTCTTCTTACCACCTCGCGGGTGGCGGTGACTTGTACGGCAGCCTGTCGATCCGGCCCCGAGTATAGTCGTCGAGGAGGCCGAACCGACGCTCGTCCTCTTTGATATCGCGCTCTGCGTCGTGCATGCGGTCGCGGAGATCAGTAACGGCACGATCTCGCTCCGTATTCTTCTGTTCAATTGAGATTACGCCACCCTTGATCTGCTCGACTTGCGACGTAATCTTTCCCCAGGCAATGCCGACGAGCAACGCGTTGGCGATCAGGGTCAGCACGACCGCAAGGGGAATCACGATGTCCTTCACGGGATGATCGGTGGTCGGCAAGATTCACCTCGCAGAGTTTTTTGTTGATATTGGGTCAGAGCACCACGATCCGGTGCACGATATAGACCGTTACTTGCCCGAGTCCGACTTGCTGAACGTAGACGCGCACGCCCTGGTTGGGTAGCAGCGCGGCGCACTCGGCCACCATCTTCGTCCGGCAGATCAGCGTCTTGGGCAACGCCTCCCCCTTGCCGGTGAACTGCAGGAGTCGCGGTCCCTGCGGCTCGACCAGCCCAGACGAGACGGCGAACTGGATCGCGGCAGAGAGCTGGGGCGAGCGACTCGCGACCAGGTCCCCCGCGAGATCCGCCACCATGTCCGCCTGCGAGTTGACGATCCCGTCGAACTGAAGATCGGACATGGTGGCGTTGGTGAACAGGCCCGCCAGGATGCGGCGGGTCAGAGAGCCCTGTCCAGAGGTGTCGGGTTGAGTGTACGGCTTGAGCGTCCCGCACCCTGAGAGGGTGACGCAGACGATCAGTAGGTACAAGGGTAGTAGTAGTATCATTCTCTTCATAATGTCTCCATTCACCGAGAGAAGGGTTAGTTGTCGTGCTACTGGTCAGACTCCTTAAATCCTACAGTAATGGCGTACCTCCCGACAAGCATCGGGACCGGAATGGACGCCGGGTCCTGGCTGAACCGAGCGAGGTACGCGTCGGGCAGGAACGTGGAGGCGGACAGCGGCTCCGGGACGATGTAGAGCCGGCCGTTCTTCCCGATGCGCCGCTGGAGATCGAGGAGGAACACCTCCTGATCCTTGTAGGCCCGGAAGAGGGTGACCACCATAGTCCGGAGCGACACCTCGGCCGTCCCCTCGCCCTGCGTCACTGTTCCGCGCGACATCGATGTCTTGTCGAAGCCCCTCTCGGGCTGCTCCAGGCTGCCGGCGATCAGGTACGAGGCGCGCAGGTAGTTGTCGGTGAGGCTGCCGCCCCCGGTTACCAGGAGTCGCAGGTACCGGCAGGCCTGCGAGTTGGCGGGCACGTACACCGCACTGCGCCCCCCCGGCGGAACGGCACTGCTCCGGTACGTGGTATCGAAGGCGGCGATCACGCCGCTGTCGATCAGGGTCACGGCGAACGTGGCATCATTGCCGGCCCGCACGCGCCACGTGGATCCCGACGCCGGCAGGTTGGTGCCGCCCAGCACGACGCCCCCGATGTCCTGGGTGACGCCAACCCCGAAGTCGACGTCGATCTGCCAGTTGGTGACCACTCCCGTCACCGAACGCAGGACCGGGGAGAGCGAGCGCGTCGCCAGCGACGCCGCCGAGTAGCCGGCCGCTACGGACGTCGAGCTGATCGTCACCGTCTTGGAGACTCCGACCCCCGTACCGCCCAGGAACCCGAAGGTGCTCACGATCGCCGTCATGGCTTCACCGCCACAATCCCAGGGTGCACAGCCCGGTCTGGAACGTCTTTGACATCCGGATGATCCTGTAGCTCAGCCCAGCGTCGGGCAGTCCCGTGTGGCTCCCCGCGCGCACCCACGCCTCGTCGAGGATCTGGGCGTCGAGCGGCAGCCGCAGGGCGTCCAGCACCTCCCCTACCGACCGCGCCGGGGAGAACCGGTACCCCGTGAGCGCGGAGAGGGCAGCGGCGCCCTTCTGGTCGTAGAAGCGGGAGGACAGCGGGATCGACCGCGACCGCCTGTACCCAGTGCCCGTCGAGGACCTGAAAGCCACGGCTGGGGAGTAGTACCGCACCTCCTGTTCAGGCTCCTTCAGGAGTTGGCGCGCTGGGCCCGTCACGGACGTCGCGATGTCGGCCTCCTGGAGCGCCTGGCCGGCGACGCCGTACTTCGTGACCACCTCGTGGGCCGGCCGCAGCGGCATCGGCCCGCCGTACTTGCCGGCCGAGTCGCCGGACACCGTGTAGTCGAGCACGACCCGGGGCGACCGCCGCACGTTGCCCCACTGGGCGAGCTTGCCCGAGACCGCGTCGACCGGCGCCCCCGAGCTCTCCGTCAGCGGCGCGTAGAGGACGAGCCCGGACTCGCTGCCCACCGGAGGGGTCGCCATCAGCGCCTGGAGTTGCGACAGGTTCTTAGCCGCACTCCAGATCTGCACGTGCTGGAGCGCGCCGATGAAGGGAGCGGTGCCGCAACCGATCCGGACGTCCCCGGTACCGCCCGCGAAGGTGGCGAGCGTGAAGGGCGGGCTGTTGGTGAGGGCGAGAGTCCCGCCGGCAGCCCTGGAGGAGTAGAAGCTCCACCCGGTGCCCTGGGTGAAGACGCACGCGACGAAGACCCACGTCGCCCATGGCACGACGTTCTGGGTCGAGGTCGAGAATGTCGTGCCGCTCGCCCAGCCCTCGACGAGCTGCCCCATGGTGTAGGGGTAGAGACCGGCGGCGAGCAGTGGGCTCGTCGTGTCGCCAGCCGTCAGTATCGACATCAATCGCGGGAAGACTGTGTTTGTCGCGCCCATGTCCGGGTCGACCTGGAAGCACTTCACCCACCCGCAGACGGTGTGCGATCCCGCGGGGATGGTGACCGAGGGGAAGAGCAGCTCCGACCGCGGGTGTCCGGTGAATTCGAGACAGTGGACGTCGCCGTACGGTCCGGGGCATACGGTGGGCAGCAGCTCGCACGGCGCTACCCGGTCGTCGCGGTCGAGTCGCCAGGCCTGGCCGGCGCTCCCCAGGACGTCCCCGAGCGCGTCCGCCTGCGAGGGCGGAGACCCGCCGCCCTTGAGCCAGTAGCCGGACAGGTACGGGGCCAGGCGGGCGGCGGCCTCGCACCACCCGTCGTCGATGTCCCTGTGCAAGATCTGCGATCCCCGGCCGGTCAGCACGGAGCGCGCGATCCGCGATGGGTAGAAGACAGTGTCGGTAAAGACGCTGCCGGTGCCGGTGAAGTCGACGGTGACGGGGTCCGGATTCGCCCCCAGAAACAGGAAGACTCCGCCGCCCTGGTAGCTGGTGTCCGTGCCGCCGGAGGGGGGGCTCGAGAAGTCCGTCCCGCGGGTGAGAGCTGCCCCCCGGCTCTTCGTGGTCAGGTTTCCCGTCACCTCGCCGTCGTTGTAGGTATAGCGACTCCTCGCCGGGTCACTGCGGTCCGGCGCCATCTGCCGCACGGCGCCATAGACGATCGGTCTGGTCTTGCCCGCCTGCGAGACGTCGCCCAGATCGGACGCGACCCAGGTGAACGCGCCAGTGATCGCGGCGTTGTTCGCTCCACTGCCGTAGTCCGTGACCGTGGTCGGGGTGCTCCCCGAGAGTCCGTCGTCGCCCACCCATGCCGCCACCAGCCCCGGAGACGAGACGCTCGCCAGCTTGTCCATCTCGGCGCGGACCTGGTCGGGCGTCAGGTAGTAGTTGTAAATCCGGTGATCGCAGACGTCGTCGGAGGTGAGTCCAGTGCCCCACGCGACGGGGGCCGCCTGGGTGTTCGGGGCTCCGTCGGTCAGTCCGGTCACCAGTTCCTCGGTCGCGCCGTTCGAGATCAGGAGATAGTTCCCGTAGACCCCCGAGTGCGCGTAGGCGGCGATCCACCACGTCCCGGTCGCGTAGACGCCGGCCGAGTTGACCCGGTTCTTGCCGCCGACCCCCCCGACCGAAGTGATGCCAGAGATCCCTCCGGGAGTGCCGGCCGCCGCGCCTGTCGGCACCATGAAGATCTGAAAATTGCGGTTCGTCGCCGACAGCGACTTGTCGATCAGCAGCGGGAACGTCCCCGCTGTCGGGGTGCCCGTGACGCGGAACCTCACCATCACGACGAACTCCGTCACGTCGTAGGCCGCGAGGTAGGCGGCGGAGGCCGACCCCCCGTTGTACCGCTGACACGTCCGGACGCCCGCGTAGCGCCCGATCCTGATCGGGTCGTCCAGTCGGTCCTCATTGGACGCCACTTGCAGCACAACGATCGCAGAGATTACGGGCTCCGCGACGCAGGTTGCGGAGAACAGCGGCTCGAACCCGCGCGACGAGCCTCCGGCCTCCCCCGCGTACACGGTCTGCCGGAGTCCGGCCAGCGTGTACGCGGGGGCGAGCCCCGGGGTCGGCTGGCCGAGGAACGCCAGCGCCCCGTCCCGGTTATCCATGCGGATCTCGAATGCCCCGGTCTCCGCAACCCTCCCCGAGAATTGGATGTCCTCCGACAGGTTGGAGCTGAAGATCCCCGCGTCGCTCAGGATCGGGAAGAACTGCTGGTTCGGCGGGAAGTCGAGGTCCCCGGTCAGTGTCCTGCCGCGACCCTGCTGCGACACCCACCTGGCGTAGACGACGCCCGTGGTGGGATCGGCGTAGGACAGCCGGAGCCAGTGCTCCAGCACCGGACCGGCGGGGTCGGCGATCACGTCCCGGAGCCGCGTCGGCAGGCTCGACTGGTCCGGGGCGGCGGTCCCGTTGACGCCCACGGAGAAGAAGTGGCAGCGGGTGACCGTCGAGGCGTCGTAGACCCCGATCCCGATCTGCCCGTCCGAGAATGCCGCGTCGGTGGCGGAGATCGACCAGGCCCCCGGCTCCGCCGATCCCAGCGCCCACACCTTGACCCGGATCGTGGTGCCTGTGGCCCCGCTCCGCACCCACCAGTAGCGCTTCGTCGTCATCGTCGGCGAGCTGCTCCCGAGGCTCGACAGAACGCCAGCGGTGAGCTTGTGGATCACCACCGTACCGCCCGCGGTCACGTAGTAGCCGTTCTCCGCCCCCGGAGTGCCGCCCATGCGCAGGAAGATCAAGGGGGTCTCCGAAGCGCCGGCCGTATCGATGTAGAAGAGCCCCAGAGCCTCCTGCGTGCCCCGGCCGGTCTGGCCGTCCCATATGGTCCACGCGAGCGCGCGGTACATCGCTACGGCCTCGCCGTAGAGCTCCAGGCAATCCCCCGGCTCGAGATCCGTGCCTGCTATCCATCCAGTCGGCGCCGCCCCGCCGCTGAAGGCCGGAGCCCAGTCGTCGGTCGGGAGCACGCCCCGGGAGTAGTTGCGCCAGTCGGTTGCTAAGGATGACATATTGTATTATTATGACTCTTGAAAGAGTAGCACTCAACCTTGATCCTGGTTTCCATGGTCTGGGATCTTGGCGATTACAGCTCTATAGGGTTCGGCTGTTTGGCGCGCCGTAGAGAGTGGCGGAGAAATAAGGCCACTTTCGTTCTGCCGCTCTCTACGATCACCCTGATTCATCCCTCAGCTCACCTTCCTGTACAGGGCGCCCCGACCCTCGAGCGCCCTCGCCGTCCGCTCCGAAGCGTCCGCCGTCCGCCTGGCCTGGTCCTCGACCCTGCCGATCGACCCCTGCATCATGGTCGTGCTGAGCTGCATCTGCTGGATCACGGGGAGGAAGTCTACTACGAGTCGTCCGGCCGTCCCCGTGCCGGTGATCGTCGGGGACCCGCCGCTCGTCACCGCAGGCACGATCGGGAGCGCCGGCCCGGGCTGGGGGGCGATTGTCCCGGGTGGCACAGAGGGGGTGACAGCGCCGTTGTTGAACATGGCCCAGACCCGTTGGAGCATGGCGTTGAGTTGGGTGAAGAGGTCCCGGTACCCGCTGCCCGCCTGCGGGAAGACAACCTGCCCGAGCTGGAGAGCCTGCTGGACGAGCCGGGCGAGGACGTCGCCCTGCGAGGCGTCGCCGCCCTGCGCGAGGGCGAACGCCTGCGCGATCTGCTGCTGGACTTGAGCGAGCTGCTGCTCGGGGTTGAGGATCGACTGCGGACTGGTGTTCAGACTGTCGAGGTAGTCCTTGAGCCCGCGGAGCTGCTGCGTGACGAGGTCGTGCAGCGCCAGAGCGTACGCCTGCTGCACCTCGGCCGTGTTCCCCAGCACCAGCCGGTAGTGGTCGAACTCGGTATTCAGAGCCTTGAGAGACCGCTGGAACGGTGACAGCGCGAGGTCGAGGTACTCCTGGATCTTCGCGCGTGCATCGGTAACGGCGCTGGCATTCGGTGCGCCACCGTTCACCATCGCCTGGTCGGCCGCCACCCTCTCCGCGTACGATCGGTCATCCTGGGCACCACCACCGCTGCTTTCGAACAGGGACGGTCCCGCGCTGATGACTTTCCCTATCAACTCACTCAGAGGACCCAGCACGGCGTCCATCTGCGCCTGGGTGTAGCCGGCGATCCGCATCGAGGCTTCCAGCTCGGCCTTCTTCGCGTTCAACTCAGCGATCGCCAGATCGTACTTGAGCCGGGCGGCCTCGGTGTCCATCCCGAGCAGATCGTAGAGCTGGCCGAACAGGTTGCTTGTGGCGCCGTTCACCAGGTCCATGCGCTGCTGGTGCGTTGCGGCGGCGATCTTGGCGGCGAGATCCTCGAACTCTCTGCCGGTGATGCGACCCTTGTCGGCGAGCGCCTGCAGTCCGGCGGTCAGGTCGGCGGCGTTGCTCGTCACGTCGTTCAGCTTGCCGATAAGACCGGTCGGTCCGTCGTCACCGAGGAATTTCCCGATATTATCGAACAGCGTCTTGGCGACGGCCTGCATCTGGTTCTCCGCCGCCGCCCTGATATCGGCCACCATCTTGTGCAGCTCGGCCGGCGCCAGCCCCTTCTCCTTGGCCAGCGCGCGCGCATCCGCAATCAGCCCCTTGGCGTTCTCGTCGATGTTGTTCAGGGCGTCGGTGATACCGGATCCCGGGGCGCCCGTGCTCACAAAAGTGCGGACACGCTCCCGCAGGTCCTTAGCCAGGAGGTCGATCTCCTGCTGGCGCGCCCGGTTGGCGGCGTCGAGGGCCGCCTGCGTCTTGGCTATGCCGGCAATCTCCTTATTGTATCGATCGTTGGCGGCCTTGATCGCCGCGGCCTGCTTGTCCTTGTCGAGCTTCGAGGCGGCGGCGATGGCACGCTCGCGCTCACGCTCTGCCGCCGCCTGCGCGTTGCTGTGGGAGTGGACGCTGCCGGTTGCGTCCTTCCACTTTTGATTGATGTCGTCGAGCTGCTTCTGCATATCCGTCATCCCGGACTGCCGGACGGACTTCGCGACCTCGTCGATCATCGTCTTCAGGTTGCCCAACGCGTCGCCGCCAGCCCTGGAGCCTGCCCCGCCCTTGCCGATCCTCGCCAGCGCGTCCTGGAGCTCCTGGTCGGAGATCGTGACGAGTGAGTCGAGTACGGCCTGGGCGGCGGCGAGGGCGGTGTCGATCTGCGCGAGGGCAGCCTCCATGATGTGGAGGGCCTCCAGCTGGGCGATGTCGAGCGCCCGCCCAACCCCGATCTCGGCCTTGGCGAGAGCAATTTTAGCGGCGAGGTCGGCCTTTTTCCCCTCCAGCTCGGCCTCGTCCGCCAGCTCCTGCGCCCTAAGCAGTTCCACTTTTTGGTTGAAAGCCTTGACGTCGGCGCGGAGCTGATCCTGCAGACTGAGATTCCGATTGATCCCGAGGATGCTGTCCTTCTGCGCCCTGAGCTGGTCGGCGAACTGAGCGATCACCTTGCCGGTGTCGATCCCGAGGGACACCGCCCGCTGCATGGCGACGAAGAAATCCGAGATCGCCTTGTCGATCGCCTGGACGACCTTGGGCACCCCGTAGTTCGCGATCGAGAAAGCGAAGTCGATGTCGCTCTGGAGGGCCGTCATGTCGGTGGCGGTCGTGTTCTTGAGCGCCGCCAGAACCTCAGGTGGCAGGTGCCCGCCGGCCCCGCCCGCCACCTGCTTGAGAGCCTCCGCGATACCGAACGAGATCGCGTCCTGCATGGAGGAGAACGTCCTGACCACGTTCCCGACCACCACGCGGACAATGTTGTCCCTCACCTTAATATCGATCAGCGGAATACCCTGCAAAAGCAAACCGAGAGAAGCCATGGTGGCCTGGAGACCCTTGAAGATGTTGGTCAGGGCGTCCTTGACGGCACCGTCCAACTGTCGAGAGGTCTCACCCACGACCACGTTGCCGGAGGATGTGAGCGAGGCACTGGCACTGTCACCAGCCTTCGAGATGAGCCCCCCGAGCACGGCACCGAGGGCGCCGCCGATCGCCGCCCCGGCGGCAGGCGCGTGAAGATAGGCCCCGATGATGGCACCTATGATCGTCCCGATCAGCGATCCGGGTCCCGCATAGTTGCTGTCGAGTCGACCGCCCAGCGCCTGCGCGCCGCCCGTCTTCCCGGAGCCGCCCACGTTCAGCTCGGCGAGCACTGAGCCGATCCCCTGGACGACAGACGCAGCCGCCAGCACCTTGTTCGCCCGTCCCTGCGCGTCCGCCACGGCCTTGATCGCTACGACGAGCTTGCCCATGTCCGCAGCGAGCTTGCCCGCGGCCGTGCTGGCCCCGCCGAAGCCCGCGCTGACGATCTCCAGGGCTCCCCCCAGGGTCGTCAGGAAATCGTCCGTCCGGACGCGTGTCGTGTCAGTCTCCGTCTCCATCGCCTTGAAGGCTTCGAGGTAGACGCGAGTCCGACGGGTCGCGAAGTCGATGTCGCTCTCGCCCACCTGCTGGACGAGCAGATTCTCGATCCGCAGAGCCTCGTTGTGGGCGTTCAATAGGATGTCGTAGGTCTGGAGGGCGACCGAGCCCGCCTTGGTGGCGGCGATGCGGTCGCGGATCAGGTCGATCTCCTTCTGGGCGGCACCGGCAGCGGTGATCGCCGGCTCCTGGATCTTGGCCCTGAAGATGGCGAGCTGGGTCGCGCTGTCCGCGAGAGCCTTCTGGTAGAGGTCCTGCGACTCCGCAAGCTGCTTCGTCAGGGCGATCGTCTGCGGATTCGAGCGATTCAGGTTATCCAGGTTCAGCTTTAGATTGTTAATGCTGAAGCCAACCGTCGCAAGCGTCTTGCCCCACTCCTGGGCGGAGTTGATGGTGGCGGCGGGTATGCCCACCGTGAACCATCGGCTGTTCTGGAGCTGATCGAGCTGCTGTCGAATGTCGGAGAGGGGGGAGATCAAGTCGGAAGCGCTCTGCTCTGCCACCTGCTGGATATTAGACAGCTTCTCCAGCGCGATGGCCCACCGTTCGGTCTCCTCGGCGTTGTCGGCCAAGATTCGACCAAGGTCCGGGTTGACGCTCACTCCGCGAGCTAGGGCCGCCTCATTGGCCTCCCTGGCCTTCTCCTCCGCTGCCAGTCGAGCCGTAGCGATTCGCTGCGCTTCGAGGGCATCCGTACCCAGGGACGTCGCCTGGTACATACCGCGCGCCGCAGCTACCGCGAGATTAGACTGAGCGATCAGCTTCTCGATCTGGAGACGGTAGTTCTCGACTGACTTCTTGGCCTTCTCGAACCCCTTACCGGACTCCTCGACAGCCTTTGCGGTCACGCTCATCGTCATGTCTGAGAGTCCGCCCAACCGAGCCAGTTGACCCTCCAGATCTCCGACCGCCTTCTTCAGTCCTCCGGCAAATCGCAGCGCCTCGCTAGTGTCCTTCTCCAGTGGCACGTTCTCGTCGAGCACTCGGCCAAAAAGGAACTGCTGGGCGGGAGCGTTGTGGGCGAGGTCGCGCTTGCGGAGCTTCTCGGCCTCTGCCTGTGCCTGCGCGGCGTCCACCCGCAGGGATTCGAGCTTTGTGCGGGCGTATGCGGCCTCCGATTCGGTCAGCAAGTCGGTCCGGGTCTTCAGCTCCTCCAGGTACTTCTTGTGGTCCGCCATGACCGAGTTGTGGCGCTCCTGGAGCTCCTTCATGCGGGTCAGCTCCTGGTGCCACCGGACGAACGCGTACACTACGGCACTGATTGCTGCCGCTACGAGACCGATCGGATTAGCGAGTATCGCCGTCGTCAAGGCTTCCCACCCGGCGGTCACTGATACGAGTGCGGCATCCCACAGCGACAGGGCGGTGATCTGTAACCCAACAGCGGCCACCATCGCTATCGCGTTGGTAACAAAGGTAGCTATGAGCCCGATCAGCGGCGCGATCTTCACCACCAAGAATGCGGCCGAGAGAGCGATCAGCGCCGCCTTGAACTGATCCAAGTGGTCAATCGCAAATTTTACTACATCAATCAATCCATGGACTAATCCGGATACGGTATCGATGACCGTCTTCCACGCAGCCTTGATCTCTTCAGCGTGGGCCTTGATCCACTCCGTTGCCTGCTGGTAGAGGTGCGCCTGCTCCTGCACCCAGGTCCGCTGCGTGCCGGAAATCGCCCGTCCCGCGGTAATCCAGAACGCCTCGATGGCGCTCGCGAGCTTCTTCTGGTCACCCTCGAGGGTGTCGAGCTGGATCGCCGCCGCTTCGGCCGCTTGGCCGTGGGAACTGATCGCCTTCGTCTGGTCGCGAATCGCCTTGCTCCCCTCCTCCATGAGAATGGCGAGGGCCGGACCGGCGCGGGTGCCGAAGATCTTCAAGGCGTCCTGAGTGCTGATCCCGCGTTTCCTGATATTATCGATAATATCCGCGAATGGCAGCATGTTGCCGTCCGCATCCTTGATGTCGATCCCGAGCTTCTCAGCTTGGCGAGAAATCTGGTTGAGCGCACTCTTGAATCCGGTGCCCGCCAACTCGCCATTGTTGAACCGCTGGGTCAGAATCGAGAGGATTGCGACCGTCTCCTCGAATCCCTGGTTCAGCGCCCCTGCGGCGGGGGCGCCCGTGCGAATCGCAGCAGCGAGGCGACCCGCGTCCAGCGCGCTCTTGTTGATCGCAGCGGTGTACACGTCGGCGACGCGGGTAGCATCGGTCGCCGAGAGTCGGAAGTTGTTCAGGCCGCTGAGGATCGATTCCGTCGCCCGGTCGAGGCCGTCCATGGAGGCGGCAGCGAAGGTCAGCGTAGCGGGCAGAGCGTCGAGCTGCTGCTGGGCGTTGTACCCTTGAGAGGCCAGTGCGTAGAGACCCTCGCTCATCTCGGTGGGCTTGAACTTGGACCCGGCCTCTGCCATCTCCAGCAGCTTGTCGGAGAGCATCCCGATAACGCGCACCGACTCGCCCGAGGCCGCCTGGACGTTCGCCTGCTTCTGCTCGAAGGCCGCGAACGCCTCCAGCGCCTTCTCAGCAGCGCTCACCAGCGCAGCAATCCCGGCAGTCAGCGCGACTACTCCGGCCGCCGCGGTCATGATTGCGATCCCGGCGACGGTGATGCCGGTCGACATGGTCGCGCTCGAAGCCGCCACCGAATTCTCGGCCGCCGCCATCGCTTCCAGCTCGGTAGTTGCGGCGACTGCACCGACCCCCATGGAGGAGATCGACGCAGTCGCCGCCACCGACTCCGCCACTATCCCGCGAAGGATCGGGACGAGCCCCGCGAGGTTCGCCTTGAGCGTAGCCAGCGAGGCGTTGAAGGTGTTGAGGGCGGCGCTGCTGGCGAGGAATGAGGTCGTCATCCCCTCAGTCGTGCCGGTCACCACGCCCGCTACGGCCTCGTAAGCGGCGGCCTCCAGCGCGATGTGGATCGCGAAGGTGGGTCCGTCCACCCTACACTCCCATTCCTACGCGTCCGGACGCCTGAATAAGAGGGAATTCCGACAGGTTGGTATCCGAGCCTAGGAGTCCTGTCCGATCTCGTCCATGCGGCGCTGCGCCTCGGTGAGCTTGGCCGCGGTCACCACCTGCCACAGGGCGACCCACACGCGCCGCTCGCGCTCGTCCGTGACGCCGTAGATCTCGAACCAGAGCCGCTGCTCCTGGAGCGTGGGCTTGCCGCCCTGGTCGGTCCCGAGCTGCGAGTGGGAAGCGTAGACCGGCAGCAGGATCTCCGGGAGCTGCGGCTCGGGGCAGTCCTCCGGGGGGCACCTGAGCACCTCGGAGCGGTCGATCCGCCGGCCGGGCTGGCCGCACTTCGGGCACGTCGCCGTGTCCCGGTTGGGCGGTCGGGAGCAGGAGGTGCATGCCCCGTGGGCGTCGAGCTGCTGTTCGTTCGGGCACCAGGGGCATCTCTCGGGGTGCCAGCGCAGATTCCCGCAGGAATCGCACTGGAGCTTCTCCGCTGTTAGGTTTATTATTTCAAATTGCTCTACTGTACAGTTTCCGAGGTAGCGGGCGTGCCACCCTGCGTACCTGCTAAAAAATCGGCCGACTTCTCCAGCGCCTCGACCCGGGCCAACGTGCCGGCCGCCGACTCGTCGATCAGCCAGCGGGTGATTGCATCCCCCACGGCGGCGGGCCCGTACTTCATGCCGTCCGGGCAGGTCCAGAGCTCGCCGTTCGCCTTGCGGGGATTGCCGGTGAAGTGGGTGACGGTGCACGTATCACCCTCGAACTTCTTGCCCTCGACAGCGTCCATGAACCGTGGCTCATAACCAGGGCCATACTCCACTAGCACGCCCTCCCACCCGACGAAGCGCAGGGCGTTGTGGAGGTTCAGCTCGATTGGCTGGCCACCGACGTCCTTGACGCCGCTCCACCTGCGGATGAGCACGTAGGCGACACCCGGCTTGATCGCGTTGGCGTCGCTCTGCCAGAGAGCGTTCAGCTTCTCGGTGGGGAGCTGTTCCAGGGTACGGTCGACGATCTGCTCAGCGCGGAGCATCTCCTCGCCCTCCTCGCGGTCCCTCGCGGCCTCCATCTCCGCCGCCGTCTTCTTCCTCTCCTGGCGCATCCCCGGGCGCACAGAGCTGAGCATCATGCTCCGGATCGCCGTCTTGGAGGCGAGCCGCCCGATCTCCTCCATGAACTCGGCGGCCTGCCCGGCGTGCTCCTTCTGCCACTCCTTCCAGTCGTCGTGGTCGGCCCGCAGCACGTCCACCGTGATGCCCAGCCCCCACGGGTCGGAGGCGGTTCGCGTGTCGGTCACCGTCGAGAAATGCCCTTCGAAAATTGCGTCAAACATGGTTGCAGGATCTCCTTCTTGGCGTTGGCGTGGTGTGGTTACTACTTTCGCTGGATCAACCGAAGACGATATCCGGTCCGACCCCGTCCGACATCGTGAACGGGCCGTCCCCGGGCGCCTGCACGTCGCCCTCCATGAGTTTCCCGCGCTCGACGCCAAGCCACGGGATCTTGTCGACGTGGATAAACCCGGTGAACTCGTCGTTGCCCAGCGCCTTGGCGCCCGGCTTGAGGCGCACCACGAAGGCGATGTGGGCGTCGGCCGCGTACCACGCCGACCACTGGCGGGAGAACACCATATCGGCGTCGGGCTTGACGTGCAGCCCGAGACCGTTCTTGAACGGACCCTTCTCCGACTGATCGGCACGGCTGCCAAAGACGCTCGAATCGAGGCTCGGACGGTCGGTCATCACCTCGACCTTGGAGAACTGCGACGAGTAGTCCGTCCCGCCGAGGCTGATGAAGGCGTTGATGCTAACGTACTTGGCTCCCATTTCGTTTCTCCTTTAATATCGACTAACTGATATTCTTCGGCTGCACCCCGCCGACCGCGACCGGGTAGAAGAACGGCAGGCCGCCGACGATCGCGCCGGTGACCACCATCTTCCACGCCCAGTACGTGTCGGTGACCGGCGTCGCGTCCCCGTCGATCGTCACCGTCTTGCCGTCCGGCACCGTCGTGCCGCCCACCGTGAAGTTGATGACCATGCGGTCCGTCGGCGACGTGAACCCGAGCGTCACCGCGCTCTGGAGGGTCGCCGTGATGACGACCGTCGTACCGCTCACCCCCGGCGGGTCCGGAACGTGGAAGTTGGAGACGAGCTGCGAGCCGGCGGGTACCGCCCCGAGCTGCTGCGGAGTCGACGTGACCGTGCCGGCGGCGGCGATCCCTCCCGAGAAGAGGGAGTTGTACATCACGACGCCCGAGTAGATCTCCGTATCGGCGACCAAGTCCGCCTTGAGGGTCGCGAGCTTGCCCCGGTCCATCGTTCGGTTGCCGCTGTAGACCTTGCCCACAGCGAAGTTCGCGGGGTCGCCCGCGACCGGCTTCGTACCCCAGAGCAGGGAGTAGGGCTTGGGGTTCGAGTCCGCGACGATGAGCGCGAAGATCTGCCGCTCGTAGTCGTCCGCGGTCGCGCCCTCCCACCCGATCTTGGCGCTCATCGGGCCCTTCAGCGTGTAGGTGGATCGGTCCTCGACGCCCGAGGAGTCGACGGTCGGGCGCGTGGGGTCCCACGAGAACTTTTGCCCGTAGAACGACGCGCGAATGCCCCCGTAGACCAGCACCGCCTCGCTGTGACGCTTGGCGCTCATCCGGTCACCCCCTCCTTCTTGCGACCCTGTATATTCTCGGCTTTAACAAAATAGCCGTCGCGCTCCCAGGCATCGAAGCGACCCTCGTCGACGAAGATCGGCTTGCCGCCGGAGCGCCACGCCCGCATGCGCTCCTCGTCGCCCAGGAAGGCCGGAGAGTGGCCCTTCTCCCAGGGTGCCTGCGGGTCTACCGTCACCGCCTGACCGGCTGCGTACGGGCCGTCCGGACGCGTGAGCACCGCAGTCCTGAACGATCTCGGGATGGTCACCTTCGGAGCGACCGAAGCAGGCGGCGATACCACCCTCTCGGTCGCCTTCTCGTCCTCGATCTCTTCGGTCGCCATCTTGATTTCTCGCTTTCGGTTCAATTCGAGATGATGAATCTGTTGCGCAGGACGTAGACCGCGAAGTCGCCGTCCTGCCCGTGGCGCTCGGTGACGCCCTCGGGGAGGATCACGAAGCTTTCCGTCGCCGAGTCGAGCATGAGTTGTCGGAGCTGCTGGTAGACGCCGCCCGGCCCGCGCACCCAGGACTCGTCCGCCCCCAACTCGAGCCGGATCGCCGTCGAGAGATTGCCGCCCCGCGACGGCGCGAGCGTCCCCTCAACGGTCGCGCTCGTCCACAGGTGGTCGAAGGAGTACCGACCGTAGATCGTGGGCGCGGACGGAATCCCGGTCGGCGCGGGTTGCGGGCGGATGAACTGGGTCTCGGGGAAGATCCCGCGCCAGCCGCTCCCGACGATACCCTCGGACGGCGCGGGCATCCCCGCGGGCTGGAACGCGGCGTAGAAGTCCCGGAACGCCCTCCAGTCGCGACCCTCCCAGTCGGCGATACCGGACACGTCAGCCCTCGCTCCCCGAGAGCGCCTTGGCGATCGCGGCTCCCGCCACCTCGCTCCACTCCCGCCGCAGCTCGGCGAAGGACGGCTCGACGGTGCCCTCCGGGGCCTTCCTGGATGCTCCCAGTACGCCCATCTCGTAGGAGTAGGGGTACAGGTCACGGTCGGACCGCGCGTCGTTCGTGACGTGCGCCGTCCTCGCTCCGCCCATGGCGGGGATGTACTCCAGCCGATTTCCGGACGGAGCGGGGCAGGACGGCGCGTCGCGCAGGTCGGCCCCCACCGGCTCCCCGGCGGAGGCGCGCCAGGAGTCCGCCATCTTGCCCGGGTGGGGATCCATGGGGGGGTCGCCCACCGGGGAGATCTTGGCGTTCTTGGCGGCGAGGTACCCGGCCGCCTCCGCGAGCAGGGCGCTCCGGACCTTCGGTAGCATGCTCTGCAACCACAGCTCCAGCGCCGGCCCCGCCTGACCCATCCCGACAATTGGCATCACCAGGTCCTCGCGGGCGCTTGCCGTCTGGGGAGTTCGGTCGCGGGCGTACCAGCCCTGCCCACCAGCGCCTCCCAGGACCCGCCATCCGAGGGTAGGAACCCGAGCAGCGCGCCCGATCCCAGCGAGGAGGTCAGGGTGTCCCCTATCCGCGGAGGGAGGACTAGGGATGACGTGGGGATGGAGACGGCGAACGACACGATCCCGACCAGGTCGCCCTGGATGACGCTGTTGAGCGGCTTGTAGACCAGGCAGCTCGCAGCCGTCCTGTCCATCGTCTCGGCGATCATCGCAGGGTCGTCGACTGCGGCGCCGGCCATGAGGTCGGGGGTGACGCTCACCGCCACGGTGCCGTTCGCGCTCCGCTGGCAGTCCGCGGTGACGGCGTAGGCGTGTCCGCCCACCGTGACGGCGAGCCCCTCCCCGACGTACCCCTCCAGCGGCCCGTCAGCGCTCCGCAGGACGATCGAGGCGTCCCCCGCGTGCGCCACCTGCGCCACCCGGAGATCGGTCGCTACGGAGCCGTTCGGACGCGTGAGACGGAGGGAGCTCCGCAGGGTCACAGCCTCCGAACCGAGGATGTCGTTCATTCCGGCGTCCATGCTGGTGAAGAAGGCGTCGATCACGGTCTTTGCTCCAGACGAGCAAGGATAATCTCAGTCTTTAGTTCATCGTTTTCAATAATAAATAATCCCTTCCCGTCCCTGACAAGAATTTCAGCTTGGCTAGTCTCCGAATCAAACCAGCGGCAAAACTTGCCTACATCATCACTGCCTCGCATAATCCGTAAATGGGCGGGAATCGGGTTGTTGAAGTCGTATCTCACGGCCCCACCAGGTCCCTCTCGTCGGTCAGGATCTGGGTGTCGGCGTCGGACAGCACCCTCCCGTACCACTCGATCTGCCGGTCCGCCTTCTTGAGGCTCTTGACGCCGTTCCCGCCCCGCAGGGTTTGCGCGTAGTTGGAGACCACCATGCGGATCACCACCCCGCGCAGCTCGGCCGGAAGGGGCGTTCCGGGGTCGGAGTCCGGCTGCGAGGGCATCCGATATCCGGCCCAGTAGGTGGACGCGTAGTCGGGGCGCAGATCGCTGCCGACCGGGATCGGTTCGGCACTGCCGCCGTACCGCGCCGTCAGCTCCCAGATCCACCCGTCCGTGCGCACCAGCAGCGCGTGCGGGGAGTCGACCGCGTAGACGGTCGGGTCGACGGCGTCCCCGCGTAGGGTGAGGGTCAGGTCCGAGGGCTCCAGCGGCCCCCGCCCGAGACGGAGCTGCTGGGTGCCGTAGCCGGGGAGCTGCTGGGAATACTGCGCCCGCGCGACGGGCCGCCCCACGATCCCGGCGGCCGTCGCGGAGGCCTCGTCGATCAGGTCAGAGAGGAGTGAGTCCGCGCCCGCCCCGCCCGCGGTCAGTAGGGCCGGGAGAATCCGGACCTTGACCTGGTCGACGGTCGCCCACTGGGTGGCCACGGGCGGGGTCAGCTGGGAGATCAGGATGGGCATCTGGTATCTTCTTCACACCATCATCTTCGCGAATCATCCGGTCACGGCCACCCTCGAACGACATCGGCGACCTACCTCTTCTTGCGCCCGACCAGCTCCTCGGGGCGGGCCGACTCCTCGGCGGGAGCATCGCCCGCACTCGGGGCCGGGGGCCACTGCGTGCCGTCGCCGCTCGGGGACGCCGCCGAAACGTGCGTCGGCGCGACCGAGGGAGGAGGAGGCGGCGCCTTGCCGGCCGGCGAACCCTCCGGCTCCCGACTGGCGAGCTCCTGGGGGTGGACGCCCGGACTCCACCCGCTCGGCTCGGGCTGCTGGACGGGGGCGCCCTGCGCGTCCTGCCCCAGCACGAAGTTCTTGATCTTGGCGATGACGTCCGCCCCCAGGTTCATGACGTTGAGCTTGGGGTCGATGTACCGGGCGAGCCCGGCGTCGTAGAGTGCCCGGCACGTCTCCGGGGAGAAACCCGCCCGCTCGCCGGGCACGTACCCCTGCGCGTTCCACGGGCGGATGAAGATCATCCCGATATTCCCGACGATGCTCGGTCCTTCGGTGGTCTCGGTGGGCGGCATGCTCGGCTCCTTTTACACCACGGGGACGACGTCGCTGCCGCCGAAGACCCAGATCGGCGTGACGGTGACGGTGTCGACGGCGGCGGTAGAGATGTTGCAGGTGTAGGTGTAGCCGACGTACTGGTTCGCGGTCGACAGGTTGAACGCGACGTTGACGCGCGCGGTGACGATCACCCTGCCGCCACCGCCCGGACCGGTCGCCACCACAGAGGCGGGGATCGTGATCGAGTTGTAGTCGGCCGCCCCGGTGCCCGAGGAGTCGACGGCGGTCTGCACCTTGGCGCTGAAGATGACCGTAACGGCCGCCGCCAGCGTGCAGTCCAGCACGAAGGCCAGAACGCCGCTCTCGTACGGCCCCTCGATGCGGGGGGACAGGGACGGCAGCCCGATATCCGTCAGCGGCCGGCGGTCGATCCACGGCCCGACCTGCGCGACGTTGTCGGCAGCACCGCCCGCGACCACGACCAGCGGCGTGCCGGCCCGCAGCACCAGGCTGGAGCCGACGTCGGTGAGCTTGCTCGGCATCGTATTCTCCTTATCTCTCGCTTAATTGATCCAGTTGATGCCGTCGACGATCTGCACGCCGTCGCGGTAGCGGACGTTGACGTCGTTCTTCACCAGCGCCCGAATGACCGTCTGATTGCGGCTGAAGGTCGACTTGACGGTGCCATTGCTCTCGTAGGCGGCAGTGTTCGAGACGTCGAGCAGGACGCCGTCGCCCCTCGCCACCATCACGCTGTCGAGGTCGAACCAGTAGAGCTCGGTCTTGTTGAAGACCGTGGTGCCGTAGGGGTCCAGATTGCTCTTGAAGATGGCGGAGCGCTTGAAGGGCTGCCCCATGATGGTGCCGTTGTTCATCTCGTCCTTGAACAGGAAACCGCCGATGCCGTCGCGCAGCGTGTAGAGTCGCTGCCAGACGCGCCAGTTGAGTCCCCAGCCGAGCCGCTGCATGGGCATGGAGGCCTCGCCGGCGCGGGTGAAGACCCCCACGAGATCGTTGATGATGTTGTCGGTAGTGTCGCCCAGCGAGCGGGTCACGCGACCGCGCCAGCGCAGCCCGAGCGGCTGGCCCGCAACGCCCGAACCGCGCAGGTCCGCGGTGTCGAGGGCGTTCGCGATGTCGAGGCGCATGTCCGACGCCACCCACGCCTCCGCGTTGTTGAAAGCGTAGCGGAGTAGATCGTTCGGGATCGGCACGATCGCGCCATACGTGTGGAGCCTCATCTCGACGGCACCCACGCCGGGCGCTGTGACCGTGATCGGCTCGCCCTCGCCGATCCATGAGCCGGTGCTCCCCACGGTCTGGGCGGGGATCGTCAGCTCGGTGCTCTGCATCGGCACGTCGCGGGCTCCCAACGCACTCAACACCACCGCCGGGCGCAGGAACTCGATGAAGTCGTCGGACACCTCCTCGCGGACGAGCAGGCCGCCCTGCGCCTGGATGACGCTGCTGAGGTCCCGCTCGATGATCTCCGCATTGGCCTTGAAGACGCCCCGGCCGTCCGCCCCGGACTTGACCCACGCCTTGGCGGCCTCAACGTCGCCGCCGGTCGCCTGGAGCGTACCCAGCAGGCGGAAGAAGCGGTCGCCGGCCTTCTGCTGCACCACGTTCGCAGGGACTCCGGCGCCATTGCCGCTCGCGCCGCTGCGGGAGATCTGGGAGACCAGGTTCTGCCAGTCGGCGGCGGACATGGACTGCCCGCCCTGCGCGGCCTCCGCTCCCTTGGCGGCCGACTCCTTCATCTTTTCCGCGACGACCTCGCCCGCCACCTCCTTGACCAGATCGCGCAATACCTCAACTGTCATCGGGGGCATTGATTTTCTCCCTTTGTTTAGAAAACCTTCCCGGTGACCCGGGTACGCTCGTCTTCCATGGCCTGGCTGAAGGCGCCGCGCACGAGCACGGCGACTGAATCCCGCGTCATCTCGACCGTCCTGCCCTGCTCGTCGACGACGAAGATGAGGTCGTCCTGCGACTCCTCGATCTCCAGAAAAAGGTCCGTCGCAACGGCGGGAACGGGCTCGGGCGCGACCTCCGCCTTCGCGGGCTCGGTGGCCTGGCGCTGCTGCGACTTCACGGTCTTGGCCGCGGCGATCAGGTCCGCCAGCGAGAGACCGGCCGCCTCCAGGCTCTTCAGCAGCTTACCGCCGCCCTTCTTCTTGGTCTCGGCGCTCTTCGCGGGCGCCGAGACCTTCGGGGTCGAGCTGGAGGCGGTGAGGATCTCGCCGACGTCGAAGTAGGCGATGCCCATCTCGCTCCCCAGCTCCTTGAGCGCCCTCTCCAGCCGCGCTTTCGAGATGTAGACACCCTCGATACCGCCGATCTCGTCGAGGGCGCGCACGGCCCACTCCCGGAGCGGGTTGACGTCAATCCCGGCCGACTTCGCGAGCTGGTAGCACCCGGGATTGGCGGGGACGCTGCACAGCGACCACTCCAATCCCTTTTGCTTGATGAAGTGAAGCCCACCGGATTCCTCATCGAAGGTCCACTCGTCCGCCATGAAGCCGACGGACGTATTTTTCATAAAACCATTGACGTACATGAGGCGGACCGTCTTCCACAGGGAGGGCTGATCATCCTCGTACCCGATCTCCGCCTGAGTCGGGAACCGGCAGCGGCCGACCATCGCGGGCCCGATCGTCTTGATCCACGGGCACTTGCCCACGGACAGGCCCCGCCGGTCGTGCGCGAGGAGCACAACGCCGTCGCCACCCTTGAAGTAGTCCGTCCAGTCCCACCCCGCGAGCTCCACCACGTCGTCGTAGCGGTCCTTCTCCGAGGTGGTGATGATGAAATCACGGAAGTAGTCCGCCATGTCGGCCGGAACGTCTTCCACGGCTCTGACGGACTGATTCGAGGGCGTCCAGGAGATCCCGAGACCCTTGACGCGGCTCTTGTCCTCCCGGGCCAGCTTGCGCCAGTCCGCGAGGTCCAGAAACACCGCGTTCGGAGCCGAGATCGCCGCAGGCGGCGCGGGTTGAGGGTCTGCCATGAGGAAAGATACTCATTCGGCACTTGAAAACCGTCAAAGGACTATGCAAGACTTACGGCGTAGTTCTTAAACCTCAAACACGAGGAGCGAGCCGATGGCTGGAGAACCGGAATACAGGGTGGGGAACAAGCTGCGCGAGCTGCGCACCTCTCGCGGCGAGAAGATAATGCATGTCGCCGACCGCGCCGACCTCGACTACGACCGCCTCCAGCGCATGGAGATGCGGGACGACAATCTCAATCATTGGCTGAAAGACTTGCACAAGGCGGCGAAAGCGCTCGGGATCAGCCTGTCGAGCCTCATCGAAGGATCGAGAGTAGCGTGAGGCCCCGCCTAATCCAGGGCGGTACGCCCCCACGGGGTCCCGACCCACACCTTACTACCGCAGAGAACCACGTCCTATCCCTACTGGTGGAAGCGTGGAATGCCTACGCGAAGCTCCCCGTCCAGCACTCCATGGACAGGAGTGAGTTCGCCTTCTATATCCACGGCTGCCAGGGGCTGGTGGGGCTCAGGGTGGCGAGGGCAGCGGACCCGGACGTCTGGGCGGTAGAGGACAGCGCAGGGTGAGGAAGCCGAGAGCCTTAGACCTGTTCTGCTGTGCGGGCGGCGTCTCCACTGGACTCTCTCGGGCCGGTTTCGAGGTGGTGGGGGTGGACATCAACCCGCAACCGCACCACAGGGGCGGCACCTTCGTGCAGGCGGACGCGCTCACCTACCCGTTGGAGGGTTTCGACTTCATCTGGGCGAGCCCACCGTGCCAAGCCTACACCTCGCTGCGCCACCTCACGAAGGGGAAGACGTACCCCGACCTCATCGCCCCCGTGCGGGAGCGCTTGCGGGCGTCCGGAACCCCCTACTGCATAGAGAACGTCCCGGGAGCGCCCCTAGGTGTCGCTGGCGGATACCCCCTCCTGATGCTCTGCGGCACGATGTTCGGCCTCCAGACCCCGGACGGACGCGCCGAGATCCGCCGGCACCGCCACTTCGAGACCTCGTTCTACATTCCGTGGCGACTAACCTGCCGGCACGGACACCTACGCGAACCCCTAACGGTGACCGGTCACGCGCCAGTCCATGGCGCGGAACGTCGGGCCATACGTCGAAAAGTGGTCATGTGCGTAGTTGGAGATCATCCGCATGACGCCGGAGCGCGCAAGCGAGAGAAGCGGCGAGCGATGAGCACCCCAACACCGTCCAATAACACGGTTCGCACCACCTTCAGCACGGACGATGCGCGCGCCGCCATGGGCATCGACTGGATGCCCATGAAGTACCTCTCGCAGGCGATCCCGCCCGCTTATGCGGAGTGGATCGGGCGGCAGGCGCTCGAATGGGAGCCGTCCCTCTCTCAGTTCGGCGCCGGATCGCCCTGACTTCCGCTCGGATCCCCGTTCTCGCTCCCCGGCCCTCCTCCGCTCGGGCCCTGCGCTGAGGCGTTCTGTGCCGCAGGCACCTCCCCGGGGTGCGCCGCCTGCCAGAGAGCCACGGCCTCCTTCGCGAGCGCCTGCGCCTCGGCCGCTCTCGCCTCCGCAACCAGGCTCGCTAGGCTCACGACCCGGTTCTTCGCGGGGATCATGTACAGGTCCGCGAGCTCGGGCGCCGGCTCCAGCCCCTGGCGGGTCACCTGGTCGCCCCACGACGCCGCCCACGGACTGTGCTCCGCGTAGGCGATCTCCCGATCGGTGTCCTCGAGCGGCGGCAGCGCGTAGTCGATTACCAGCGGCCGGGGGGATTTGTAGAGCGGTAGCAACTGGAACTGGTAGACCGCCCGCCGGTACTCCAGCCGCGGGATCACCACGTTCTCGCGGAAGTTGATGCGGGCGACGAGCGACGTGGCCCGGTTGCTCCCCACGATCTCCCCCACCACTTCCGGGTTGACGCCGATCGTCTCCCGGATGATGTCCGAATCCCACCGCCGGAGCTTCACGAGCTTCTCGCCGTCGAAGTCCTGGGAGAGCTGGTGCATCTGTGCCCCCGCCGGCGCGTCGATCATGTGGAACTGCCACCGCTTCCACAGCCCGCGCAGCTTGTCCACCCACTCCCGCTCGATCCGCTCCTTGCGGTTGTCCGTCAGACCGGGACCCATCAACAGGACCTCCGGCTTCATCCCCTGGTGGAAGAACAGGCGGATCTGCCGGGCGGCGTCCTCGTCCGTCTCGATCTCCTCCGCGAGGGATGCAGCGTCGCCCACCCCGCGCCCGTAGGGGTCCCACGGGTCGGCGTCGCGAAACCAGACCACCCACTCGGCCGGAAGATCCCACCCTCCGCCACCCCCCGGAACCTGGAGGTGGTAGAAGGGGCGACCCGCAGACGGCGTCTCGAAGACCCAGTGCGGCGGGATGATCCAAGCGTGGGCGGGGACCCCGGCATCGTTCGGCTGGAGCACCCAGAACGCCTCGCCAGCAGCGATCAGGCAGGTCTCGGTGAGCTTCTCCGTCAGGTGCCCGACGAGTCCGGGTACCGGGCACCCCTCGCGGATGACGGACAGGGCGGGGTGCTCGCTCACCGGAACGAGCTGCCCGGCCACGCGCGCCTCCCTCGCCACCATCTTCCGGATGTCGGGGTCGCCGACCGCATAGTCTCTCGCGAACGAGTTCTGCTTCGACCCCTTGAACGCGCTGATCGTCCACTGCACACCTGTCGTCGCCTGCGCCACCCGGCGGACGACCTTTCGGAACGGGGGACTGTACCTGTAGTACTTGAGATGCTCCGCCTGGTCCCTGAGCCGCCGGTTGGCCAGGGCCCTGCCGGGGGACAGGATGCCCGAGAAGACGTCCATCTGACCCGTCCGGACGCCCGTATCCCAGACTCCCCGACGGACGTCGCCGACAGCGCGCGCCAGAGCCCTGAAGTTGTGGGCGATTCGCACCGAGAGGGGGATGGGCGGGAGCGGCACGGGGCGGATTCTAGCATGACCCGTGCCGCTTTGGCGGTGTACGGCTCGCGGGGAGCCGGTCAGGGTGGGTGCTTGGGGCGGGGCGTCCCTACCGTGGATTGCTTGGAGGGTTAGCTACCATGCAGGGTACTCTACTGCACACCGCTCCATCTGTCAATCATTTTTCCTAAATTCATCCGATTACAGTAGCGTGACGCACTTCCACGTATTCGTGGCAACACACGCGCAACTCGCCGGGGTAGTGGTGTTCAAAAACCGCTGACCGGGCGAGCACGTCGCGGGATTGCTCGTGCCGTAAGCATCGTAAGTCGCGGCGTTGGTGACGGTCCCGGAGACGGGGCCGTAGGTGGTAGAATAAGCAGCGATCGTCCCCGCTGTCTGCTTCAAGTCCGCCGCGCACCCAGCGTCGAGCCTGGAATAAAACAAGTTGATGATGCCCGAGCTGCCGGTATTCTCGATGAGAGTCGCGCATCCCGAGGAGCCCCGGAATCGTCCCCCGTAAACGGTGATCCCGTGCCCGGAAACCGCATCAGCGTTCACCAACACCCTTCCCGATGCGTTTGAAGATTCACTAATGTATGTCTGGTAAACGTAGGTTGAACCAGAGGTATTCGTCAGTGCGTCTACCGCGAATGCATTGCTAGTCGCCGTGACACTGATCCCTAAGTTGAAAAGGGTGACAGTCTGCGTCGAGGCGCCTTGGGAGATCTCGATTACCTTCACAGCGGCAGTTGGCGTTTCAGACCACCGAATCAGGAAACCCGACAAGCTCGCCCCACCGCTGACCGTCAGGCAGGTCCCGGACACGCAGTTGAGTCGCACGATCGGCAAGGTGCCAAAGGGTGGTGAAGCACCGCTTGCGCCGCCATAGAGACCCTGGACGCTGGTCTGTGGCGGGACGGTTAGATTTGTTTCCAGATAGTTATACCCAGAATTACCAGAACCATTCGGCTGCCCCGGCATGATGATCACCGACCACGGCGCGACCGTTGACGGTGACTGACTCGTAACGTAGGCGAACGCTGCCGAGAGGGTGGTGAAGTCGCCACCCTCGGCGGAGTCGACGATCACGACCCGCGCGTGCTTCGTCGAGACGGGGACGGCGGCGCAGACGTTCACCATGTTCACCCCGAGCGCCCTGATCGCCTCCTGCAGGGTCATCTGCGGCCTGACGATGCCGGCGTCCGGACACGTCTGGGAGCGGAGATCGGCGGGCAGGGCGAGGGAGAGCGCCGCCAGCACCAACGATGCCGCCAGCGGGGCGGAGAGGGGCGTCTTCTTGGGGACTCGCATTCGGTGTCTACCTCCTTGCCGGTAGAGGGTATCATCCCTGAAATGGAAAACGACCCCCGCGAGGGGGTCGTTTCGGGCTGCGAGGCCGCCGGTCCTTACAGACCCCTGGGCGCCTGGGGCCATCGAGGACCGGCCGTTCCCGGGCTTCTCCGGAGGGGTGCGCCCCGCACCTTGCACCCCCTGGAAAGTCGCGTTGCCTAAGCGCGAGCCATCATGCCCGCGGTCGGCGGAATCCCTACGCGACGTTGTCCGTGCCGCCGCCGTCGAGCGGGAGACTCGGAGCCGGAGCGGCGCTCTCGGTGTTGGCGGCGACCGCGGCGGCGAGCGCGTCCGTGTTCGCCCGGATCTTCTCGTCGAGCGCGTCGATCTTGGCCGCGGTCACGGGATCGGTCTGGGCGCCCTTCAGGTCGTGCACCTCCTGCGCGAGCGTCCCGAGCAGGAGGACGGCGGAGCCGACAGCGCTGGTGTTGGCGGTCAGGTCTTCGGCGACGGTGTCGAGTGTGGCCATGATCTTTTTCTCCATCCGTGACAGTGATTCGTTGAATTGCTTGAAACTGCGGGCGATGTCGGCGAGGGACGTCGCGATGTCGACGAGCACCCTCAGGAACGGGTTGAGCCACGAGGGTGGCGGGTAGGGGCGGAAGAACTTTTTCAGCGTTTCATTCAAGATACCTCCTCTGGTGGTGGCGGTGGCGAAAGGGGGCGACCGGGTATCCTCCGGGGACTGCTCGGGAGAAGGGGGGAGGGAATCCCTGTTCCCGGTAAGCGCCCGTCGGTGCGGCCCGGAGGCCCCCACGGCCCGGAATCCTACCCCACGCGCCGTCCGGCAGTCAATACTCCGTTCAATGGAAGTAGGGAACAAAAAAGAGCCCCGAGCAAGCCCCGGGGCCGGGGAAGAGATTGGCTAGTTCGCGCAGGCCCACTGCGTAGCCATACAGCCGTTCGTTGGCTTGACGACTACCACGCCGCCGGAATCCGTCGCTTCGCCTCCAACGAGCGATCGAAGAGTCTCGGTTGTCAGCTCCAACTTGCGGGGCACAAGATGCTTTTTCAATGGTTCCTCTCTTTCGTTTTCCGAAGATTGATCCTTACCGGAAAATCGCAGTTAAGTCCAAACAGATTCTCAGTCCTTGCCGATCACCTCCCTTCGTCGCCGCAAGCGCACGGGTTCGTGTTTCCTGCGACCGCAGGCTTCGTGCACACCAGGCGCCCGTCGACCTCCACCACTCCGGGGCAGAGGGGTTGCGGGCCCTTTCGGCAACCGTGGAACCAGGTGGGAGCGCACGCGCACCCGGTCAGCAACAGCAGCAGCGGCAGCACAGTCCAGATCTTCATGGCGCGTCTCCGTCAATCACCCTCCGCATCTCCCGGACCGACATGGTGCAGCAGCAGCGCCCGGACGCGTCGCGCAGGACGTGCAGCTCGCTGTCGCCGTCCGCATCATTCTCTGCCCGCACCGTCTCGCCAGCAGATACCAGCGGGCTTCCCCCGTAGAAGGGCGACCGCGCGAACCACTCCGCGAGCCGCCGGAAGCGCTCCGCCGCCCATCGAGGGGCGCCCGGAGAGGGGGTGCGCATCTCCATGTAGACCTTCGCGTCGTGGGCTACGACCACCATGGCAGGGTCACTCCCACACCGAGTGGCCGACCAGCGCGCCGGCCTCGTCGAAGAAGAAGGAGCAGGCCATGCCGGCATCCCCCTCGCCCTCTGCGAGGTCGATGGACTGCGGGTGCTGGTAACCGTAGGCGGCGCCGTCCCGCGAGACCATAAAGACCTTCGCGGGCAACGAGTGCCTGACGTCCGCACCCTGGTCGCCGTCGATCTCCGCGTACCCCGCGCCGGCCAGCAGCATCCGCAGCCGCTCCATATCGCTGCGCGGTTCCTCGGAGCCGCGCAGCGCGTCGACCGCCCCCGCAACGCTGCCGGAGGGGAGGTGGGGGTCGGGATGGTCGATGGTGGTGTCCTGGGCAGTGGTTGGCGTGCGCATAGTCTCAGTCTCCCCGCGTAGTTGCTCACCCCGGCGGTGCGCCGGTCGTGTGTTCCGTAGTTTACGGAATCAATGTCGGTCGAGTCAAGGGGGATCTCACCCCCAGAAGCTGCTCAGGTACCACCCCGGCCCGCCCTCGGGGGTGAGGCCGTAGCGCTCGCAGAAGGCGAGGAGCTCCGCCTCCGCCTCCGCCTCGATAAAGAGGAGAACCCTCGGGTCGATCGCCCAGGGGTACCCGCACCGAGCGACGACGAGGCTGGCCGGGATCGCCAGGATCCATGCGGGCTCATCGCCCGACTGGTAGTTGACCTCCACGACCGGGGCAGGGTGGCCGCCGAGCCAGGCCCGCCGGCTCTCGAAGTAGGCGGCGATGCGCGGGTCCTCCCGGCTGAAGCCCTCGGCGAGCTCTCCCTCACCGGTGAAGGGCTCCTCTCCCGCCCACCTCCAGCCGCTCTCGCGGACCCACCAGTCGTCGAGGTCGCCGCCGTCGCTGGCGTCCCACGGGAACTCGTACCCCTCCCCGAAGACCACCCCGTAGCAGATCTGTCCATTCACGCTGACTCCCATTTGCTACCCCTCCTCTTTAGATCGTTTCTCTCTAGCCCCGCGGACTCCCCGCACGAACTCGGCGGCGACCAGGTGAGCAGTCTCGGGCTGACCGCCGAACATGAGGACGACCCCGTAGACCCACGCCCCGACCTCGGTGAGCAACCAGGAGTCCATTGCGATACTCTCCCGGAGCAATGCAGCCCGGGCACAGGGGCAGCGATCGTCGTGCACTGCCACCTCCAGATCAGTCCCGGACGTACCCGCTCTACGAAGGAGTGCGTCGGTGCTTCCCGCCTCCAGGTCGAGACAGATGCACCCCGCCGCCGCCATCTGCTGAGCCGCATGCTCCATGGCGGCCCTCTATGAACTATTTTATTTTTTTCTGGTGTAGAAGAATTCAGAGAATCGGGGGCGTCGCGAGCGCGAGAGTGTGCCCGAGGGCGCGCACCCCTCCCCTCTCGACTTGTAATTTCTACACAGCGCAAGCGGGGGGTGGTCCGCAAGCGGGGTCTCCTGCTCACCTCAGTCTGTCCCCGGGCTGGTCAGGCCGAACCGGTAGAGCACCTGTCGCGCGTGGTCTGCCGCACTCCGCAGGGCCGGGGTGGGACGTCGCTGGTCGGCCTCGATGGCGCGCACGAGCCTCACGACCTCCTCAGTGAGGTGACCCATGATGCGACCCATGATGACGATGTTGGTAGCCTGGTCCTCGTCGGTGGTAGCGGTGGTAGCGGGGGCAGCGGTGGCGTCCTTGGTATCCATGCCCACACTCTCTATACCATGTCAGGGTAGAAGTCAAGCAGAGATTCACCCGCAACATGTATTGACTTCTACCCTGACATGGTATAAGCTGTTCCAATCATGAGCGCCGACACCAGGAGGAACGACGATATGAGCACTACAAAGACAAAGTACGAAGAAGGCTTCGCTGTGGGAGGGAGGGCGGTCACCGCCTCTGTCGCCATCCTGCCCCTGCTACTCCTCACCCTCCTCTGCACCCCTGCCCTGCTCGCCCAGCCCGGCGAGCTACCGCGTCCGGACGCCTCACCCGGGGCCGTTCGGGTGCGGGGGTGGCCTCACGTACCCCCCGGCTGCCCGCTCGATCTGGTGCCCGGGCAGCGGCCCGCCGGGGGTTGCCCCGGCCCGATCACCGCGGACGAGCTCTGCGCCACCCACGGTACCAAGCAGTACCGGCACACCGCGGGGGTGAGCAAGCCCTCGGTGTGCGCCTCCTACGGTATCCCTCGGAGCGAGTGCCCGCTCTACGAGGACGACCACCTGATCCCCCTCACCCTGGGGGGCAGCGATGACCGGCTGAACCACTGGCCGGAGCCCTGGGGCGCAGAGTGGGACGCGGGGAGGAAGGACTGGCTGGAGGTGGAGCTCCGGCGCCTCGTGTGCGAGCGGCGGGTGCTGAGCCTGGAGCGGGCGTGGCGGTGCGTGGCGGAGGAGTGGACGAAGTGCTACGTGCAGGCCAAGGCCGGGGACTACGGACACATGGGGGTGGAGTGATGGCGATCCACGTGAGCCTGCCGGACGACGAGCGGCGACCGCCCCGCCTCCACGGCCACCTCACCCTCGAGTTCGAGGAGGGAGTCTTGACCCGGTGCTACCTGCTGGAGGGGAGAGGGCGCGGGCGACTCCTCCGTGCCGATGAGATACGGCAGCTAAAGGCTTCTGTCGCCACCATGTGCCCGCTCGTTCTCCAGGTGCTCCTGCCTGCAGTCCTCCCCGAGGAGAGATCGCTAGAGGAAGTGGATCGCAGGGTAGCGGATGCAGTATTAGAGAATGCGAGAAAATTGGTATCTGACCACTCCGCCTTCAGCGCGTGGCTGGCGAAGGCGGTCTACAAAGACGCGGAAGAGGCGGCCTACCTCGCCTGGTGCGCCTGCCTGAGCTTCATTTTCAGAGGGGTGGTGGAGTGATGGGCCTCACCATGCTGTCCTGCGACGTGTGCGGCATCCCCTGCCAGCGGGCGAGTACGTGTACGGATTGCTACGGGTGGGCGTGGCGGGAAATAAACAAAATGGTAACGGCCCCGCCGCTGGAGACCGCTCCGGACTCAACGAAGTTCAATATGGACGTAGTCTGCCACCAGGGGGTGCCAGCCAATCTCGTTCTCCTGACCGGACCCCCCCTCACCACCATACCGATCCACGGCGAGCCCTCCCCCGTGACGGGCAAGAAGGGCTTCTCCACGACCTCTCCCGCTGCCGCCGAAGAACACGAGCGCAGCAACCGGCACCTGGAGAACCGCAAGGTCCATCTCGGACAGTACGACGGGTGGGCGTGGCGTGACCTGGGGGTGGAGTGATGCGCGGGGCGAGCGGCGCCCTCGACACGATGGGCGAGCGATGGGCAGTGATCGAGCAGGTCTCCCCCCCCAGCGGGTACCTCTTCACCTGGCGCGAGGACAGATTGGAGCTCCTGCCCGACGGCTTCCGGGTGGTACGGTCCGGGCTCGCGAGCCGCTCCCAGGCGGACAGGGTGATGCGGCGCATGGAGCGGACGGTGCTCGGAATGGACGAAAGCGAATACGACAGCGACTAATTCTTGAGGAAAATGGAGACCCTGCGGCCTGGCGGGTACTCAATTTCCCTCAAATCGTCCTGAGTGACCCCCAGCGGACCGGGTGGATGGGGTCTGGGGACGCGAAAAAGTCCGAAGAATCTCTCGAAAAGTGCTTGACATTCTCTACCCTGACAGGGTAGAGTACGGTTTATGGACAGCACGACAAAGGAGACCGCCATGAGCATCTGCCACACCTACCTCTCCCTCGACGCCGCTGAGCGGGCCATGCGCCTCCGCAACCGCTCCCGTGGGTTGAACGCCGAGCTCACCGTC